CTAACTGCGAGGATGCTGTTATGACGTACATTTGGCTAGTGCATTAACTTCTGCATGAATACAGCGATACTTGTCACCTGCAGCACATAAGCAGCGTGTGTCACCAGCGCCACCATTTATGCCAATAGATAATACTTGATTACCATTCTTGCTAACGATGATTGCCGCAACGTTGCCTTCCTTACACTTTGACAGCTGCTGCAGGTCCTGTGCAAAGCGCATAAATATTAAAGCCTTTTCATGCTTCATGTTTGCCCTCCATGCGTAATTATTGATGTTGCCAGCAAATAGTTCGCTTCTAGTGAGTCTACCGATTGCAACGCATCAATTATTTTGTCATCATCGTAGCCTGCTAGCGCTAAATGCTGTGCGGCATCTATCGTATAACTTAGTGTTGCTGATGTACTTCGTGCAAGCTGTAGTACAGCTTCTACAACCGCATCACTTAAATTACCTACAGGCAAGCTGTACTTTAGCACTTTTGTTTCAAGGAAGCGCTTACGATATTCTTCAAGATTATCCATCCAGATACCATGTAGTTCCATCTGTGCTAATAGATATAAGCGAATGGTTTTTGTTCTCTGAAAATATGTATTAGTTGAAAATACGTGATAAAGCCGTGGGGCTTTTTCAGGAGTTTTGCGCATACCTATTCGCTTGTACTTATCTGCACAGGTCTTGCATAAAGGAATAATGTTCCATGAGGTGTAGAAGCCATTAAGCTCTGTTGGAAAGTACTTGTGCTGCACTTCAATATATCCGCCGCATAGAGCACAACCGCCAAAGAAGTTGCAGCGATGCTGCCATTCTTTTTGGGTCATTGCAATACGTGGGGCTGTTGCTAGTGTGATACGCCACTGCTTTTCATACTGCTCAGCATACTTGTAAAATAGCTTCTTAGCCTCGGTCTCAGAGAGCGGGTCACCATCAAGATATTTATCAACATAAATACTCGCGTTTATGCAGTCCTTACATATTCCTGTATCAAGATATATAGGGCCTATATCCGTTGATATCTTTCTTAAGCGCCGCTGCCCTGGTGGTAAGTGCACCTTGCCGCAGCGCTCACATGTCTCTCGTACTACATATCCTACACCATCACGTATCTCTGGTTTGTATTCACTCCAAGAGATACCATGCTTGTAGATGATGCTATTACCAGAGCCCTTTGCTATAGCCGCAGCAGCTACGACTAGTAAGTCACTAAGGGTAGCTGCTGGGTCTAGCTTCTCTACATCTTGTCGGTTTGTAAAGCGCTCTTGATTTGTTTCATGATTACGGCGTGTCAGGCAGTACTGGTGCGGACAGTGCAGCATCTGATAGGTCCGTACGTACTTCAATTATAGGCGTCCTAGATGTATAGAACGCTTTGCCATGGAGTGCTTCCTGATATGCGTTGTAGATTTCAGCAAGCTGGTCGATTGTGATGTAGTCATCGCCACGGTTAATGAAACGCTCCTTAACTACTTCATAATCAGCATTTACAAACAAGAGAAGTGCTGGACCTCTTGCTTCTAATGCAGCATCTAAGCGCTCCTTTACTTCTGCATCCATAGGCTCAGCGCCTCTGACTATTGGGCCGTAAATATCTTCTGATAACCAGAAGCGGTCCATAATAAGCACGTCTGCGTTTGTATCAAGCGCTTCAAGATACTGTACCTCTGTAGTATCCTTGGTTGCATGAAAATAGTGCACAGTTCTATAGGCGCTCATGAGCTTCATGATTAGTGTAGTCTTGCCTGCACCATCACAGCCTTCAGCTATTATTGTTAACATCTTCTTTATCCTCCTCATTCATAATAAGCGGAAAATCCTTATACAGCAGCTCGCTTGGATACTTTTCTGTGATTGGCTTGCCGCAGCTCATCTTTCCTTCCTTGCAGGCACCCTGCTGGCAGAATGCACCACACTGTTCTGCTGGGAACATCTCTGGGCAAATATCGTGTAGCTGCTTCCATATAGACAGGAACACATAGCGGGTTTCATCTGTATTCCTTCTACAGATGCGCTGGTGTATCATGTGCTTCCACTGATACACCGTTGCACTTATCAGCAGTACGTTTCTTAAGCCATGCGGTGCCATGTAGCCACAAGCGTCGTTGTCAAGCCCCTGCTCACGCGCTTTCTTATATGCACGCATTGCTTCTCTGTTGGTTGCTATGTAGTTATGCTCAAAGTAGTTCTTTTCATATTCAGCATTTCCTACCTTTTCTTCATCTAGAACATATATAGAGTATGGTACACAGAACTGGCTTGCCTCAGCATAGTCACTATACTGTAGTGAGGCAGACATGAACTTAACCTCGTTCTGGTGTCGTGTTACCTGTGCAAGGAATCTACGTGAAGCACCAACTACCACAATGTTAATCAGGCCGAACTTCTGTAGTGTGGGATGTGGCATATCACCAAAGCTGCGTATCAAGCTAGGTGAAGCCGGCTTATTGTAGAGGTCCTTGACATCATCCAATGTCTGCAAAATGTTGCCGCGCTGCGTGAGTCTTGCAGCAAAGGCCTCCATCTTTCGCGCTTCATAAACGGCGTCAGGATTCATCACCCATATCTTTATCTGCTTCATTTGGGAACAACTCCTTTATATAGTTTAGTATGAGCTTACGCTCAGCTGGTGTTTGCTTACGCAGCATCGTAGCAAATTCACCTGCAAGCATACGACAAGCTATACCTATAGTTGTAGTATCTGCAAGTATCTGTGCAGTTGTAATACCTTGTGCTGGGTCATATACTACAGATATAGTTTGCTTAGTTTTAGGTGAAAAGTGCTTTGGTGCTGCTGTAGCTATCTTTACTATCATTCAGCATCCTCCGTGTCACGCTTGTAGTGAACAGTATCTGCTAAGCGCTGCTGATTTACATCTGCCTTGCAAAGATATGTTTGGTAGATGTCTTCTGCTGACATACCCATTGCAAGGAAGATATTTAGCATAAAGTGTAGAGCATCGATAAGCTCTTCTTTAGCCGCACCATTATCAATAGGCATATCTTGCGGATACTTCTTCCAGTCCTTAAAGCCAGGTAGTTCTACAAGAAACTCACCAAGCTCTACTGTAAGGTACTGTACGTGCTTCTTTATGTACTCAACACGCTCAGCCTTTGTCATCGTAGAAAAGGTGTAGCCGCGTTCAGCCTGTGCACTCTGCTGTATTGCAAGCATTTCTTTAAGTGTATCACTAGTCATAGTAACCTCCATTATGAAATGATTAACTTTGATGAGGTAGTAGAGGATACAGTAGCTGCATACGCCTCAGGAAAGTCTCTTGCAAGCGCATCAAAGTCACACGAGCGCCGTACGCTTCTGCTTATCTTGACTGTATTATTTTGCGTAACAAGGTTTGCTTTGCCGCGCATAGCCTGAAATACTTCAGCATACAGGGCCTTCTTAATTTTCTCAAGAGCTGTACACTTGGTGCGTGCCTCAAGATATGCAGTAACTATATTATTTGTAGCATCACTATCATCTACAAGCGGTAGCTCATCAGGGTCCGCGGCAATCTCTGCCTTTGTAACTTTTTCTGCATCTACTGCAGTGAGCTTAGGCTCTACAAGCTGCTTTACGTTCACGTTCCAGAAGTGGTCTGCTTCCTTATACATGCGCTCGCACAGCTCTTGGTCCTTAGGGATATGATAGTCATAGAGCTTCTGCCCGCCTACTAAACACACAATGTCAAAGCAGGGAAGCCCAGTAATCATCGTGTACCACGTTGCCTGACAGATGTAATAATAGGGGAGGGGCCCTACTTCCCATGCATCATTGTTATAAGCCGAGGTAGTCTTTATTTCAAGAATACCAGTAATAGTTTCTCTGTCATCTGATAGCACAAAGCCATCAATGTTTGCAAGCATATATGGTGCCTTGTCATACTTGAGTGACACAGGTATCTTTATAATCTGCTTATTATTGCGATGTGCCCACTCGTATGCAATAGCATCCTCAAGCACATTGCCCCAACGTGCTGCTTCTGACTGTGGATGCTCTTCGCCATTGCTAGCAAACTGCCCAGTCTTGGTCAGCCATATATCATAAGCAGACTTCCAGTCACTTTCACCCATGATAGCAGCAATGTCGGAACCACCGATACCATGCGTACGCGCTGCAAGCCATGCTTCTTCATTCTCTGTCTGTATTGCAGCAGAATGCAGTGAACAGCCGTCAAGTTGACACAGGTACTTTGCCCAAAGCGTCGCTTTATCTTCAGGTATACCTGACTTCTGCAGCAAATTAGTAAGCTCTTCTTTACTTTGCATGAGGTACCTCCTATAACTCAGTTTTCTTTAGTCTCTGATAGCGTATTGCTTCTATCTCAGAGGCAGTTGGCGGATTAAGTAGAATACTCTCAAGGAACTCGCGTCCTACAGCAGTCTTATAGTAAGCTGAACCGTCTGATGCAGGTTCTATGATAGAGTTTTTGATAAGGAACGGCAATAATGCACGTATCTCATCTGGGTCAAGACCCGTAGTATCAATGATTGAGTTACGCGTACAGCGTTGATGTAACTGACACAGCGCCGCGGCTACTTCCTCAATCTCCTTAGTTGCAATAGGCAAGGCAACAAATTCATCGCGTAGATGCTTCATCGCCGCATCTGAAGTATCGTTGGTTTCAAAGTCTGCTGCCGAGAACTTATCATAGTTTAATGCACGTGCATCATAGACTGTATTCAGATACTGAAATACAAAATCTACATGCTCAGGCTTTACTATAACAGTCTCGCCATCTTCCGTAGAAAACATGCAGCAGGCAGTAGCTACTGCTAAGCGTGCAAGTTTAATACGCTGGTCTGCGGCTTCTACAAGAGGTATTCTTGACGAGTACTTTATACCCATCTTGCTTGCGCAATCAAGAATTTTCTCAACTGCTTCCTCTGTAAAATCAATATCATCGACGTGTCTAGACCACGCCCAAAGCACACGTTTCTTGCAAAGTTCACTCGTGTACTTATGCGGTACAGCTTCAAATGATGATACTGTACGATTGACAAGCTCCATAGGAACATCACCAGAGGCAACACCCACAGCGAAATCTAGTCTACGTACATCTTCTGCAGCACCGAATAGCTTGAGTATTGCAGAGACGCCATACGCTTCAGATTTAAGTTGTCTGCCAGAGCGCGGATTTGATATGAATATCATGCGCGTGCGCGCGAGTGTTTCACCTGTAACTACACCGGTAGCTTTAGCAATACCAGATGAGCGCACATCAGACATTTTTGCCAAGTCTTCTGTAGGCATACCAGACAACTCATCTATCGTGAGTAAGCCGCCATCATTAAGTGGCATAGCTCCCCAGTTAAGCATCCAAGCGTCGCCGGCTTGCTTGATGTTGTAAACCAAGCCAGTACGCTTTGTAGACTCACCATTCAGTAGCTCGCCCGCACCATAGTGCTGCATCAGACGCTCTACAAGGGTTGTTTTAGCTTGTCCAGAGTCACCTATGATTAGGCATTCACACCAGCCACGCTTAACGAGCTGTTCCTGAAACTTAAAGCTAAGCACAGAATGATACACAAGGTCAGTAGCATACGCCACAGCTTTACGCTCCCATACATAGGTTACGTTGCGCTCAAGGTCTGTATGTATCTCGCGCATCTTGTTTGCAACTGTCTGACCCTCTGCTGGTTTGAATATGCAAAGCTCTTTGTAGATTTCAGGCGACATCTCGAATTCATCAAGCAAGTCTTTCTCTGGTGTGCAATCATCAAAGATGTGCGTTGCCTGCTGGTTCTTAGGGTCTGCATGCATATAACCAGTAAGCGTGTAGCGCTTGTTTGCCTGCACTTTACCTGCGAGAATGTATGCAGTTCTAGCACAATACTCTGTACTACCAGCAAATCCAAAAGCAGTGTCAGCTTTAGGTACGAGCTGTACCAGCTCAAGGTTTTGATATGCCTCATACTCTATATTAGCTGCTGAGCATTTAACAGGTATACCAAGCATCTTGTTAATCAACTGTTCCTGCTTAGCCTTATCGCAGTCTATAAGCAAAAGCATATCTGCTTCTTTGCTTGTAAGCTGCTTCTGAACCTTATGCTTGTAGCCAAATATACATGAAGCACACATCTTCTTGTCCTCAGCGAAATACTCGCAGGTAGCACTCATCATTGTTGGTACAATGTATGGCGTAGTTACCTTACCAGCAATCAGCGCTGGGACGCGGATACGCTTATCTGTATACTGTGCAAGAGCACTCTTAATCAAGGGTACTATAGGCACAGTTTCCTCTTCAGCAACCTTTATGAACAACCCTTTGAACTGCTCAGCCGTATAGTGCTCTTTAACGTGCAAATCAGTAAGGTCATATTTTTCTGGCATCTCTTCAGGCCACTTAAGTCTATATAACTCTACTGACCTGCGCAGATTGCGTATCATTTCTGTGCTGCCTTCATCACCGGCAGCATCATGGTCAAATGCTAGGTATATACGCTTTTTGCGTTTAAGCAGCTTATACCAAGCGGGGTTGAAGTTGTGTGCACCTGCTGTCATAGTGCACGTAGGAATATTCCATATGCTTTCGCATACTATCCTATCCCATTCTCCTTCACACCAGACTATCTCTTCTACGTCGTCATTAAACAAATGCTCAATGCCAAAAATACGATTCTCACCAAAAGCATTGCCCAGCTCATCGGTGTAGTTAACCATCTTTGACATGTCCTCATAAGAGTTCCATGCATAACGACGAATATTCACGAGCTCATTGAACTCATTGTAGATAGGTATTGTGACGCGTGTTCCATCCCAACCTACGCAGAAGTCTTTGATAGCCTTGTCTGTAAGTCCACGCCTATCTCTAAGAACGTCCCAGATAGGGCCTGTAAGAGCTAATAAGGCCGAATGATAACGAGCCGGCAGACCTGGGTCGATTGCCGGCCGTGTATCCTTGGTTTCTGGCCGCGGTATACCGAGTGCATCACCAAGTGCATACCAAGCCGTCTCTTTATCAACCTTGTTCATCATCATGTAATATGTCATGACGTTTCCTTTAGAACCGCATGCATTACAGTAGTATGTACCTTTCGCAAGGTTAATGGTAAAAGAAGGACTCCGGTCTGCACCTGATGCGTGCAACTCAGGAAATGGGCAGGGACACTTTATTTCCATGCCATGCCGCGAATAAGCCTCATTGCGCTTATTTATTTCGTCAAGATAGAAATCTTCATTATCAATGGATGAGAGAATGCGATTACAATAATCACGCCATTTCACTCGAAGCTACTCCTTGTCTTTTAGATTTCGTCTGCTGTAGTTGCGTCGATTTCCGTAGCAGGCTTTACACTGCTGGTATCATCTTCCATATCAGCGCGTATCTGAGCCTCATTGTACATCTTGTAGAGTTCTACAGCAAGTGCCTGCTCATCTGCTGTTGTAGGTGTATCAAGCTGAGAAGCAATGATGTACCACTTCTGCTTACCCTTTGTTACCAGCTTACCACTGAACTTATATGAATAACCCCAGATGCTGCGGCGCAGGCTTCTTGCGATGCTGAGCATCTTCTTGCCTTCATTATAGTTCGTGCGAGAGAATGAAACTACAACAGGCAGCGGGTCTCCTTCAAAGAAGCCGAGGAAGTTCATGTAAGCAGTGCACTTAGGCTGTGCCTCTTTGCCAACCTTAATATTGTCGAACTTGTTGCGGCCACATTCCTTGCAGTTATGTGCACAGCCTTCACTGTCTGTGCCTGTAGTGCCATCATATGAACGGCAGAAAATACGGTTATCGTCATCGTCGCGGTCAGGGTTCCACTCAATATTTGAGTAGTATACCTTGATAGGAATGAAACGCTTACCTACGATGCTTTCCTTGGTAAGGGAGTTGATAACATCACCCTCTTCAGCCTCACCATCCTGTCTTTCAGGGGACAGCGCGTTGATAACCTTGATGCGCGGGATTATGTTGTCTTCAGAATGTGCCTCATCAAAGCCGAGGATAGGCTCAGAAGTAGTTGCCGGTACGCCAGCCTGTGTGTTCATCAGTTCGTTGTTTTCCATAGTAAAATACCTCCTAAAATTTCCCGGTTGCTAAAACCGTGTCTTTTATGTAGCCAGCAAGTAAATCTGCTGTCACATTCATACATACCTGTTCAATGACAAACTCTTCAGGTAATGTGTGACATCCCTGCTTTAAGCGCTTATCATTAAACTCTTTTACCAAGCGTTCTTTTGTAGGAACGCGCGTTGCCAAGGTCTGGATATTGCTGTAGAGTGCAATGCCAGTAGGGTCATTACGCATAATGCTTTTAACCATGCCTGGTGTCAAACCGCTTATCAAGTGACCTTTTGTCCACTGCATAGCTACTGTTGCGTCTGCTGTCTCAAGAGCCTCCAGCAAGTCACAGATGCTAATCCATTTGTCTACATTGGCCACTGGACCGCTTGCACCAACCCAGTTATTACGCTTCCATTTACTATACCATTCTTTTTCAACAGAGTTGTAAAGGTATTCTGAGTCGGTGACAATCACAATGTTCTTGTCTTCAGAGCAGTTTTCCTTAGCATAGGTTAGTGCACAAATTAAGCCATTGAGCTCGCCGCGCTGCGATGTTGAAGCGTCTTCTACAATGGACTTATATTCCATATGTCCGTCTTCTCTCACAACGAAAGCAACGCCGCAGCTTACGCACTCAGGTGTGCCGCCCCACTTACATGCACCATCAATGCCTATAAGCATTGTTCACACCTCCTTAGATGTAGTCACGCCAGCGGCGTGAAAAGTAGCTGCCACCATGAGGCTTGTTCATATGCTGAATGCCTTCAAGCTTCATTTTGTAGCGCGCTATGCGCCTAAGTACTTTACGCATTTATGCTTCCTCCTTTCTGAATATGTGTATGTCAATCGGTGTAGACAACAAGTCTGTCGCCTTCAACGCGATAACCAAAGCAGTTAGATGCAAAGGCGGCCTCGTAGATTTCATCGAAGCTAAGCTTTGCAGGATTTGCAATAATCCTGTAGACTTCACCAGCGTAGATGCGCCTGTCCATTGCAATGTAACAGGTCATATCGCCAAGTTCTTTAGGATAATCGCTACCATAGATTATCTGAACTTTATTGTCAGCCATTTTGTACTCCTATTCTTTCTGCCCACGAATTCTTTTGAATACTGGACAGTTTAAGCTGTAGCCTTCTTTTCCCTGTGACTGTGAGAAACCGAAGCAGTCTATCTCGATTATCTTTCCTATAATCTTTTCAGGATGCGCAAGGTAAGCGTAGCGCTCTGCCTGTGTAAAGCCCGAGCCAACATTGCAAAAGTGGCACTTTTTATCAGGGCCAAGGAATGCAACAGTTACACCACCTAGCATACCTACAAAGGTACCAGTACCTTCGTATGTATCAACAACCTTTCCGATAGTTTCCATTGTCGCCTTTATCTTCAGCCATTCTTTCTTTGGTGTTGCTGAAACTACATATGATGACATAGCGTCTACGAGCATCACGCCTTCACCGCCTGACTGCCAGATTGGTTCTGCAAGCTGCTTTGCTTCAGTCTCATTAGTCACTATGCCAAGAATAGGCAATGCTGTTATGTGCTGGCAAGTAACTGGTGGTGCATGACAGCCGCCAATGTTTGCAAGCTTTTCAAGCTTTGCCAAACCAGTGATATCATTAAACAATGATGCAAGCATCGCTTTTCTATAGACAGCTGCTGTAAGATATTCACCACAGTTATACGCCGGAATTTCTACCATATCAAAGCATAAAGCTTTTATGCCAGTTTTGTTATCGGCGCCTGAATTCAGTATTGATGCTGTAGCTTGCCTTAAAGCAATATTATCTGCAAAGTCACCAAGGGCTATGCACTCACAGTCATACATGAAGTTCTTAGGAAGCTTTGCAGCAATCTCCTGCTCGATTTCCTGTAAACCTGTGTCGCGGCGCCCACTGCGCGTATAAGTTTCAACGTGGTCCTCAAAGTTGAAGAACAATCTACGATTGCCATCAATCTTCTCAGTTGCTATGTACTTACCCTTGAATGTATCAGGTGCGAGGCGTCCCCGCATTATACCTATCTTAGGAATAAAGCCAGTGCCATACACCCTATTCAAAGTCGTTGTAGATACACCACACTGCAGGTCTTTAGTTATAATGCCAGTAGCTAGCCAGCGAACTATAGGGTCATCATACTGTTCGATAAAATCTACAGCATATGTGACATCTGCCGCGCTCCCTGTGCGCGTGGTTGAAAAGTACTCAAGTACCTCTTCAGGTGTAAGCTCCTCTGACCTACTGCGCATAGGCAGCACGCTATCAAGCTTAGCCTGCTTTATGCCCGTCGTAATGTATGGGTTGTATAGATGCTTGAGTACATCTTTGAAACCCTCTACGCTGGCATTCTTGCGTAGTATAGCCGTGCGCTGTGTTGTAGAGGATGTTTCAGACAACTCCTGAAGCACATAGGCTATCTTAGCCAAATCCATCATGCGTTCCTCCTTAACCTGTTAACAGGTTTTTATTATTTAAGAAAGGGGCTATTATTCCCCTAACTTACGCCGTAAATATGCTCTGAATGTATCTTGTATACGTGACACATTAGCTGAGCTAGTATTACAAAGCTTTGCAATATCTTTTGTAGCGATACTGAACTGATAGGAATACCAAGTCTGTATTACTTTAGCTGCGTTACTCTGCTTTGGCTGCTTGCTTATGTACTCCTTGGTTGCTTCATGTATTCGTTCTACTGTAGACATATCTTCAACATCTACAGAACTCACAATACTTGGTAGAGCGCTTGGGTCCGTAAAATCAAAGAGTATCTCATGCTCGTGGCATGCTTTTTGCTTCCTGCGTACGTTGTTTATTGCATTGCGGATGCATGTGCAAGCATATGTACTGAAAGCAGTATTATCAAAGATATTGAAAGTTTCTATTGCATTCCAGAGGCCCTCGAATGCTGCACTCTCGCAGTCTTGGTCGCCGTAAGCGCCGCAGCGCCCCAGCATAAAGTAGATAAGATTTTTGTGCTCAAGCAACAAAGCATCAACGTCTTCGCGTGTTTTGTTTGGCTTATACAAGAGCTGTTCAGCCGACATACTGGGCCTCCTCCTTACATTATTTATTATAACACAAAAGTGCTACACAGTGCACCATATACCTTTCATTCCAAACAAGCGTATAAAGCCTTAAAGAGTTCTTCAATAGTACGAAGCTCAATGGCTATACCGCCAGCACCTACGATTGCTCTTATGTTCTTTTTCTGTGGCTCAGATAACTGTCCTGTGTTATCCTTCAGTTCAAGGGCTAAGAACTTACCATTTATACAGACTATAAGGTCAGGAATGCCGGCTACAGTCTTTGCATCCTGCCGTATAGTATAGCAATATGGCTCAGCTAATAAAAGTATTTTACGTACATCTACCAACAGGTCATGCTCATTATTAAAGGGCTTACAGATATTATCACCATGCCTAGCATAGTACATATCATGTAGTTTATCTAGCCGCTTACGCGCTTCATTAAGCAACTCTTCATTCATATCCATTGTATTCCTCCTATATTGTAGACATGCTATGAGACTGTAGGTGCTTAAGCAGCCCATAGGACTGGTCACGCTTGTTTGAGATATTAGACCAGATAAGCTCATCTATTGTATCTTGCGCCAAGAGTATATAATACAAGCAGTCATGCGGCTGAATGTTTATATGTCCAGCAATGCGCTCACTTGACTGCTTGAATGCTTCCCATGAGTCAGTTAAGCTATAGTATATTGCGATATGGCTTTCTGTAAAATTCTTGCCCATACCCACTGACAGTGGATGGCAGATTATTACCTGCGTAGTTCCATGCTTGAAACTTTCTACAATAGCCTCCTTCTGCTCAGTTGTAGTTTCACCATTCAGTACACCAAATGAGATACCTTCACTGTATAGCCAGTCACCGATATCAGTAAACTCTTGTCGGTAGTTGGCCCAGATTACGTACTTTTCATGGTAGCCGTGTATAGCAAATACAGCCTTCATAGCCTCCAAGCGCTTCTTACTGCCTTCAGGTATTTTCTCAATGGTGTTTACTAGCTCACCAGTATGCAGATAGGCAACCTGCTGATTGTGCTTTACAGCGTCAGTATTGATAATAAAGCCGGATGTTATCTGCTGTAGCTTATTACGAATGCTTGTTGCCATATCAACTGTGATTGTTTCACCATTTATCTCAAGACTCATTTCTCTGCACATCTTGTCATATAGCTTACGCACAGAGCTATCCAGTGTATACTGTGTAGCAATAAATTTCTTTGCCGCTACTGGCATGACTTTTTGGTCAACGTATATTGCATACTGCTCTAGCAAGGCTTCAAATTCATTTTTCTTTTCAGGCTTTATTGAAAGCATCTCATAGTTAGGATTTCTGCTGCGATTATTGAAATACTTTTCTACGAAGTGACAGCGTGCCTGTGGAAAAATATAGGGGTCTATGCAACGCATCTGAGTGTAATATTCATGATAGCCGTTTGGTGCCGGTGTAGCCGACAGAAGATAAAAGTATTCTACTGTCTTTGCATACTCCACCATATACTTGCTTATCTGCGTCCTATGACTCTTTAACTTTGAGCTCTCATCAAAGAAGCACATGTTAAAGTCGCACTGCTTGATATACGCTGCACTATTTACAGCGATTTCAATGCTCATCAGTAGCACATTATACTTTGTAGCTTTTGTCGCTTCCTTAGTCTTTGCATCCTTGTAGTAAGCAGCAACAGTAAGCTCAGGAAACTCCTTTGCATCAGATAGCCAATCAGGGATTATGCTGGACGGTACAAACACTATTGCCTTGTCTACTTTACCCTCGTTTATAGCTTCAGAGATTATCTGATAAGCCATACGCGTTTTGCCGGTTCGTGTATCATAGAAAAAGGCATATCTACTGTTAACTCTTGCCAAGGCTACACCACGCCTCTGATGCCCCCATAGGCTAGCATTATCTACTTCAGGATATTCACCATGCTTATATTCATCGGAATACTCGCGGCGCTGCAGCTCATGATAGTATATACGCTTTGATAAGTCTGGTAATTTGTCTACAGAAACGTTTGGGCGATACTTTGCAAGCACCTCAGGTAAGAAGCGAATAGAACAACCAAAGGTATCTGCTTTACGTAACTTCTGACAAAAGTCAGGAATACCATAAAGCATTTGGTCAGCTACTGGTATTGATAATAATATCTCTGACTTTCGTACACTTATTGTCACGCTCACTTATTATCGTCTCCTTTCTCATACTATTTACTTGCAAGATTCTTTAATTAGCTTCTGGTAAAGATAACAAAGTGTCCACTAGGTCCTTACGTCCAAGTGAACACAATGAAGTATAATAAGGCTCCGCCACCATATTAGCTGATGGTGTTATACACTGAAATGAAGTAAGCGATTTGCTAACATCAAACAAGTTCTCTACATAGTGCTGTAGATAATGATACAAGCGTGCGTCCATATAAGCCTCCAAATCCTAATAATTGTGGTCGGAGTGACAGGATTCGAACCTGCGGCCTCAACATCCCAAATGTCGCGCGCTACCAACTGCACTACACCCCGATATAGTCCTGTGCTAGATGTTAGCACAGGAACTCATTGTGATTGTATTTACTTACACGAGGTACTGCTTTTCCCAAGTATCGTCTTCGTAATCAAAGGAGCACTTGCCGGTTTCGTCAACTGTCACTTCACCATTAGGAAGCATAACAAGTGTAAACTTATACTCCTCACCGTCCGCCATCTCGCCGGCTGCCTCCCTGTTAAGTGCTAAAGCATTGCAGTCTGCTCTGAGCTGTCTTGTGTATACACCATTCACTTTTGTGTTGATGTCAAAATCATAAGTCTCGCCACCGTCATACACAAGCCCTGACACAACTGCTCGCTCCCAACCGTCAACCAGTTCCTTCTTGAACAGCTCTGTAACCTTTTCTACATTGCGCATAGTTATTCCTCCGTATACATATATTTAAAAGCAGGTGCGCTACCAACTGCGCTACACCCCGAAAGAAAGAACCCGCGCGGCAAAATAAAGGGGGTATCCAGATTGCCTGAAGTCTGCGTCGCGCGGGCAATGTATAGTATGGCGGAGGAAGTGTTTACCGCCATGGTGCTACTGGTGAGATTTGAACTCACATGTTTTGAACACGAGAACCTAAATCTCGCGCGTCTGCCGATTTCGCCACAGTAGCATGTCAAGTAGCTGGTAGGTCCCGCCCCTACTGGCAAATTTAATCAAGCGAGAATTTGCCTGCCTTCTTTGTATGAAACTTATCCAGTTGTACAGTACCTTGACTCTCGTATGTACTGCTACATACGGGTACTGCTTTCTACACTTGGACTTGATTTGTATGCACGTCATATCGCCGCGCTGCAGCTACTCTAGCTCTTGTAAGTCCTACACAACAGTAACGTGTACTTTATTATAGTTATGTAATGCTCACAAGAGCAAATGGTGCAGATGACAGGAATCGAACCCATGTCTTGCTCTCATCGTTTTGATGGCGCGCCGCTGCTTTGCCACTAAGCTACATCTGCATATGTGCGTCTCACCGCCTCAGGATTAACGATGGGACGCATGGATTTGGTTTGGGCTTATACGCTCCGAGCTGCGTATACACCAGAAAGGAGAGGTTGTTGATGATTTGCACATCTTAGCCTTTGAGCACAACCCATGATGCGCACCTTCTACAGTGCGCATGTGGAGGTAGTTGCCTGAACTGATTACTCAGCGGAGCCGTCGTTCTGAGCGTCGAGCATTGCCTGAATGTCCTCGATGCTAACCTTGCCGGTCTTGATGAGGTCAGCGATAGTAGAAGCATCGACCTTAACCTCAGCAGCCACTCTGCTACCGGGCTTGATACCCTTAGCTTCCATAGCAGCAACAACAGCGTCGAGGCGCGCCTGAGCCTTTGTGATGTCTCTGCCGGCCTTCTTGGTCTTGTACAGCACGCTGTTCGCATTTCTGTACTCGATTTTGAGCTGCTCAGCAGTCATATCCTCGATTGCGATGCCAGAGTTTACGCCGCGGGTACCAGTGCTTGCAGGAAGCTCATAGTCGAACTCAACAGTCTCGCCAGCAGCGATATCCTTAGGTGCGGTAAATGTAACCTTGATAACGCGGGGCTTCTTGGGCTTCTTTTCCTTGGCTACAGGAGCCTCATTTGCAGTCTCTGCTGCAGCGCCGAGCTCTTCTTCCATGTTCTTCATTTCTGCGTCTGTCATAAGTATTGTCCTCCTTAAAATAGTTCGTGCGAATGCACGTGTAAAATAATCTAGAAACCCCCGAAGCACCTTGAATACTTCGTTTGTCTCACTATATATATTATAACGTAATAATACTTCACAGTATGCAATATTATTTTCAAGCATAAATGGATTAAGCTCCGCTGCATCTTCTTTTCCTACTATGCATAGCTACTGTACCTGTATCCATTTCTCTCCCGCACCTTAGGACCCTAGGGCCTCAAGTACCTTAAAAACCTTAGGACCCTCGTCCCCGAGTATCTATATAGGAGAAAATTTTGCCAACTCAGGACTTCTACTGTTCATACCAAACAGCTCTAGCATTCTGCATTTATACTATTATAATATATGTATTATATTTATATTTATATCTATATCTATCTGAATAAAGTCCAAGACAAGCAAATTAGCCAGAGGGGTCATACTTATTCCAGTTTAGGAAAGGTATTGTAGTTCCACTCCAACAAATTTTCTCTTATATAGATATTTTAGAAGTTAAGGCCCTAAGGTTTTTAAGGTATTTGAGGCCCTAAGGTCCTAAGGTGCAGGAGCGCGGATATAAAGGAGTGCTGTGTAGTTTTACCTACACAGCATGAGGACACACTTATGTTAAAAGTTTAAGATGAGTGTCGAATACCTTGTATCATCTTCTTGGGTAACAAAGCCGTAGCTACCAAACCCAGGAAAACTCTTTATTGAGCATGCAACCACATTTTCGTAGGGCAGCATTGCTGCGGCGCCGAACTGCAGACCAGCATAGTCCTTCAAGTATGTCAACTTAGCAGTCTTCATATACGCTTTGTTATCTTTGAAGTATATCTGCTCTACAGTGTCATCTGGGATATTAACAATCGCAGCATCATTAACATTTGGCGTAAGCTCAATAACGGTAGAAAAGTTCAAGCGTCCCATTACGTAGCCTCCCCGGGGTCAGGCACCTCTGCTTCATACGAACATATGAATACTGTATTATTATCTTTGTATGGTAGATTTAGTGTTGCATCCATCGTTATTACTGCACCATCAGCAGGGGCTGTAGCAAAGTTAATACCGCACTTTCCAAAGTCAAACTCTGCAGAGTTACCAGCAACTATATAATTTGGATTGAAGCCAGCGCGGATATATGCTTCTTCAGTAGGTGTAGTCGCAGCTCCTTTGAACGTTTCTCTACCGCATGATGGTCCACCAACTATTCGCCAGTACTTTGCAGTAATCGCAGTAAAATACTTACATGTATACCATACATCTGATACACAGGCTGTTGTCCAGGTATTACCATCATCTGAGTACTGTAAGCTGTATTCATAACCCTTATAGGTATAGTACGGTGAGCTATATGCATATAGACATGCTTTACCTACTCTGAAGTGGTCAAGTGTTATGCCAGCTTCATCATAATAAATAGGCATAGAGCCTATAGATAATGAAGAATAGGCAGATTTACCAGTAAAAGAACTTGGTGTAAACTCTGGGCTTGTTCCCCAAGCAGTATATCTAGTAGCACAGCCGCTTGACATCGGTATGCTCATACATGCAGTGCCATTATTATCAAAGCCATACGATGGCACAGGATGTGAACAGTATATATTGCTAGTGCTCTGCATATAATCAACGCGTATGCACTTATTCCACAATGGTGACTTTTTAGGGTCAAAATTTTGGAATGTTGCATCTGATAACACGCCATCAATATATACCTTTGCGCTTACTACCTCATTTACTGCAGGTAAGAATACCCGAGTACTACCGTCACCTGTACCAATGCTTATGCCCTTGTATTCATACGCAGGACATATTGCTTCATTAGGTAATGGTATTATGCCAAAGCCAGGAAATACTACACTATGTGCAAAGCCAAAGTTAGAATCATCAGCATTTAATCGCATATTTAGTGCCTTATATGGATACGGAAAGTATGCAGCAGTGCTTTGGTCTAGGCCACCAGTTGTCCAATAGGTTTCATTGAAGTAATCACCAATACAGTTTTTAAGTATGTTACCTGCGTCACTTTCTGGGCAATAATTTTGTGAGTAGTAAAACCACTTACCACCAGTACCAGGTAGATTTTGCGGAGCGCGAGAACTTGGCTTTTGACCTGCACCGCCAAGAGTAGAAGCCCATGCTGGATAATACTTGAAGTTGAAAGGCTGAGTTGGCATACTTGCAGTTATGAATATATCAATAGTTACAACAAGAATATTTGTATCTGTCTTGCTTACAACGATTGGATTTCCTTCTGCATCTGCAAGTAATGCATGTGAAAAGATTATACTGCACCTTGCTGGGCCAAGACCTATCTCAGTAAGTTCACCAACATATGATGCTGTAGCAGGAAACGTTGCTGAGGCCCTGTAATGCATATTGTTGAACGTGAAGTCACTCATACGCTTCCAAGATATGCTAGAGCCAAATACTCTATTGAATAGATAGTTTCTACTATCAATAGCAATCTCGCCTGTGCCAACACCAAGGTGTACGCCTGTCATACCGCTAGTTAGGTCATAGTATGGCCTTTGGTAACCACACTGACTACCAGCTATTCCTGGTATTGTACCATGAACGGCATTCATTGTATATTTGCGGGCGCTTGCCTGATTATGGCAAGTTACTTCCTGAAGTAGATTACCTTCAGTATCATAAAGCTCAAGTTTATACTTGTTCTTTATTGACAATTTAGGACTTTTTAAGCTTATATCCATAGGCTCCTCCTTATACTGGAATAACTCCTGTACCTTCTACTGTTGCACTAAGCGTAGTTATAACAGCAGAACCACAGGTAAATGTTTCTGTAGCATCAGCAGTAACAGTTTCTCTAGCATCTTTAATTTCAGCAGTAACCGTTACTATGTCAGTTGACCTAACTGTGAAATGCTCTGAGGCATTCTGTCCAAAAGTATATATTGGACGAAGCTCTGCACTAACAGTAGATATCTTAGTACTTTGTATATTAAAGTTCTCAGAGGCACTTTGGGCAATGTATATCTCAAACTCATGAGACGCAGCAGTAACTACAACCCAGCCACCAGCCACCTCAAGCATATCAGGTACATAAGCTACAAAGCGGATATTACCTGCATTCAAGGTTATGGTGAATGTAGCAGTAGCTGCCTTTGTAAAGTTAACTACTATAGTATAATCATTCAATACTACACTTGATATGCTAGGCATATTCTTTGTGCCACTGATTATGCTCTTAAGGTCATAGCCTTCATACAGCTTAAGTCTTGCATTACTGGTAATCGTAACCTGCGTCTTAGCAGCATTGATTTCCCATGTGAACGTGGGCTGCGGCGTTGCCGCGGCACCGTCCATTCGCACTGCAGCATGCATAATAGGGGTAATCTCTGCTGACTGCACCTTAAAGGTTTCTGGCCTGAATGCCATCTGAGAATATACACGGTCAGTGATATGCCAGTAGGTACCCTCAGTAGTAGTAACTACGATACCTATACGGTAATCATTGAGCCGGTGTATCTGTATGCCTTGTACAGTATTTGCATCGTAGTTTCCTATTTCCTCAGCGGCAAGCCAACGCTTACCTGCTTCTGAGGTTACAGCATATGTTCTATACTTTGCAATACCACTGTCTGTTATGTAAGCAACGATGACGCCCTGGTCACTGTCAAGGTCCTCATACTCTTGTGGGCAGTAGCCGCGCTCTGCTGCACAATACTTAACGGGTGCATCTATAAGTGTATACTCACCGCTTGGGCCATGCTGTGCATACAGAGCACCACCGCAAACTGAGAATATCCAAGGCGTATCTTCAGTTATTAGCGTGTAGATATTCTGTGTTAGGTTCAATGACCAGGTACCATCGAAGGTTATAGCTGCATCAGTAAAGCCCCGCGGCAGCCTACCTACTAGCGTGTATGCTCCATAGTCATCTACATAATCCTTGTCTACTGCCCATACTCCAAAGACTTCTGACAGTTTACCTACGATATAGACTTTTGACATTTCAGCATCGCTGCTATTCTGATAACCTGCAACATCGTATATCTCTAGCGAACCAGAGAAGGCATTGCGGTTAACAATAATAGCATCAGACTGAAGTCCGCCACTATTATAGGATATTTTCTGCTGCCACATAATTCCTGTAAATGACTTTAAATCATAAATCTGCGTTTCAAGCAGTACACACGAAGCTAAAGGAATATATGGGTTGTAGCGCCACACGGTAGATACCTGCTGCAGCTTACAGAATGTCCAAGCATCTAGCATTTGTAAGCGCTTGCGGGCAATGGGCAAAGATAAGCAGTATGGAAAATCTACTTCAATGTAGCCTTGAATATCCTTTGCATCTTTGTCTAGCACATCTGTAGGTAGCAGCTGTGACTCAAGGTTTAAGCCACGCGCGCATACTTCTGCGTAGTACTCCGTATCTTCGGGCAGTGCGGCAAGCTTTTCATCAGCATGCCCAGTAAGTGTATACTGTGTATTCTTTAGGCCTAGAATGCCTACGCCAAAGTTAGCTTCATCTTCTGTGTATGGGCTAACTACACAGGTATACTCAACATTATTAAGTGGTGATACACTACTTTGCGTACGTGAAAGTGGGTAACTGTACGTGCCATCTTTTTGCTTTATGAAGTCATCAAGGTCTGTGGTAGAATAGCTGAATGCAGTACTGGGCGTATCCACGCTTGGTGAATACCAAACTACACGCGTATTATCGTTAGTAGATAGCAGAGACTTGTTGTATGAAACGCTATAAAACTGCGCCGCTGCATCTTCAGCATCCAGGTTAGAATAATCTATGAGCTTAAACGGTTCAAGCTCCTGGAAAGACATAAATGGTGTGATAGTGAGCTGCTCGGTATCATCAGCAGCATATGTGATATTAGCTACTGTCATTGCACCACTTACAAGACCTTGTATAGTTTCTTTAGTAGATGGTGAGCAATAAGCAAAGCGCAATTTTTCAAGTTGCTCATGCTCCCATACTACAGGTAAGTTATACTGCTTACAGAATAATGTCAGGAAGTCCTTGTATGACATATTCCTGTATACGGGTATAGCTGGTAAATTCTTGTTAAAAATGGTGGCAAGCAAGTCATCACCATCAAGCGTAGCCGTGGTTCTATCCTCATTGATTGTGATTTCTGTAGTATAGAATATACCAACAGTTTTCCATGGTGTCCAAGTATTGTCTTTACGTAGAGCTGCTACCTGTATCTTAAAGCGTAGGTTAAGCCTAATGGCTTCATTCTGCAATGGGTCAAAGATACGGGCATCTACCGTATCCTCATCAAACAGCTTACCTGTATATCGATTGTACACAGTTAACGAGCAGCTATTTGCACAGCAGGCATCGAACGGTGTATTTATTGTATCTGTTAGTGCTTCAGAGATACTCCATGATATAATCATGTCATCGCTGTCAAATGTAACAGTATCTTTATCACTGAAGTAGAACGTAACACGCGACCGTACAGTACGGTCTTGTAGATTATAGGCTGCGAAATCTTCAGCCGAAAACTGCTCAGCTATGCCTACCACCTCCCTATAATATTATACATATTTGCACGCATTTTATTACCGGCGTTTACAAGAATGACCATTATGTGCAAAGCTCTTCTATGCGCGCATTTGTAATAGCGTCACACTCACCTTTGATACTTACTGCATATATAATGCACGGTCTACTAATATACAGGTTAAGTACCATGCGTGCTGTATATGGCTGTCGAATGTCTACTGGAAAGATAACATCAGCGAGTGCATAGCTCTTGTCTGTTTTCTTGTAGTAGCTCTGCGCTGCAGGTATAGTAACAGCCTGAAAGTACAATGGGTCTGGCTCATCTGTATCATCAGGGTCTCTCATTGGGAACATGTTTACTGATACATATATCTTGTGTCGCATAGGATTATCGTGAGGTGCAAGAAGGTCATCTTTCTCAGTAACAGCATACTTTATACGTACGCGCATTTGCTTATAGGCTGTATTAAGATTATCACAAGAAGTATATAGCTGAGAAAGTTTATCTCCTGTGTGCACCAGACTATTGTTTGTTGTAGTAAGATACTCAGCACCTTTACTTACAGTCCACTCTGTAATAGCCTTATTTAGCGTACTAGTCCAAGCCATATGTACCTCCTACTGTTGAATGAGATTAAAAGATACATCTTTCCATATCCACGTCTTTGGATTGTGATTACCATAATTCAGCGATGCAGGTATGGAGCCGGCATATACCCTAAACGTAGTCCTGTCGTCTAGTGACTCATTCATAGGTACATGTAGATAAAAGAACATTCCATCTATATCCCATATAGCTTTAAGCATTTCATCATACTCAAATGCAGTTATTGCTGCATACGTAAAGTAGAACTTATACTTTCTAGCTACCAGGTCACCTACCATATCTGCATTAGCAATACGTGAAAGAGTAGATACTTTATACCTCTCAATCTTAAAGGTTGTAGGATTTTTCATTTTGTAGACAACAGTAGATTGCTCTACTGTTGCCTTATCGGAAATGATGAATACATTATTTGCCATGCTTAGCGCCTCCTTGTTTCGCGCGCTTCAATGACGCGCATCTTCTTGTTGAGTTCACGAAGACCAGTCTCATCTGCAATAAGCGTGCCTACATATACTGGCGTACGATTATCTACGTTACTATCTGCTGAAGACTGTGACATTGCTGGGATGATACGCTGCAGGATTGCATCAGACATCTTAGCTACCTGGTCTTCCTGCTCCTGCCACTCGAGCCTACTGTTACGCTCATAGCGCTCATCAGCAAGCCTTGTAGAGATACCACCATCCTGTATACCTTGTAGACCGGCAAGCTTTTTCCATTCAGACGACGCCATTAACATCTGAGTCATTGCAGCGCCGATGTGGGCAGAAACTACAGGGTTCTCAAGTGGTATGATTGCCTCAGCACGGTTCTGCTCAGCTACTCGGTACAAGCCATCTTCATCAAGTATGCCGCCGTTTGCATAGCCTGTTGTCTTGTTCTTTGGTATATACTGAATATAGCTACCATCAGCATTATAGCGTAGGTCATCCTCTGGCTGCAGGGTACCTTCTGCTTTTAGCATGAGTTCTAGCTGTTCTACGGCATTGTTAGCATTAGTGGTATTCTTAGCTTCATACCAAGAACCATTGAAATGCATCTTAAATCCTGTATCTGTTTTCTCTACAGTATTAAAGCTATCAGAATAAACATCTTGTCCGTTGTCGCCAACCAGCCCGTAGCTGCTTATGTGCTTTCTTGATGTAGCAACGCCATTTACATTGATATCGCTCATGTCACCAGAACGATTATCTTTACCCTGTAGCTTAATGTTATCATATGCTTGCTGTAGGCTAAATGAATTTTGCAGATTATTCATGCCCTGCTGAAGGCCCTGCTCTATTGCTGTTGCAATAAGTGCACCTAAGCCATAAGCATCTTCTGATAGGCCTGGCTCAGCATTCTTCATTGCTTCGCGCCATTTTGCTATTGTATCAGTAAATACTGTCTCAGTATCTGCAAAAGACTCAGCGGCTGCCTCATCGATGCGCATACCAGCTACTGTTTTCTTGACTTCATCACATTCCTTGATAGTATCTACTGTCCAGTTTCCAGTTTCTTCACTTATGATACCAGAAGCTAGGGCGTAGTCATACAGTACTTGATTTGGAATCTGGTCAAAGGACAATACAATAGTATCAACATCATTTTGTACAGAGTCTACTTCGTCTTCAGTCAGTGCTGAGAAGCTTAGCATCTCCCAGCCTGCAAGCTTTGTAACATCTATAGCTTCACGCGCAGTAGTTTTTACATTCTCGAAGTTCTGAAGATAATCTGCTGGAAGTAAAGAAGTAACAGAATAGTAGCCGCCCCAGTCAGTTGCAGCTATTGCTGAGCCTTGCTGCTGCTGCCAGTTGATTATACCATTGTCTTTATCCAAGCGACCAGTCTTTTCAAGGAACTCTATAAAGGCTGGCGATAAATTATCAATTAGGTCTGGTATATAGCTATACAAGCCTAGCAGAGCATTGTCCTTAGATGCTTGTGTAAGCGTATCAGATATATCAAACGTAGTATATAGGTCGCCGCGTGTAATCTGTACGCCGAGTGCTTCTAATGCACTTATCAGGTCATCATTACCTTCTACAAGCTTATCAAAGTCTTCGGTTTTTATTCTGTTTATACCCTGTGCTGCAAGTTCACCAAGATTGCTTGCTGTAGCAACCCATGCATCATCACCATACTCAGAGAATGTAACACCAGCGACACCTGTCTTTGTCAAATCGCCAAGTTTATTAGTTACATCAGCATCTAAGTTCCAAGTGACACCATTAGCGACTTCTCTATAGCCCATGGTCTGAAGCTCTTTACTTAGTGCTGTTAGCTCATCGTATAGTGCCTCATTGAAGTACTCTCTGTTAGGGTCAACCTCATTTAGCCAGTCTTCAATGGTTTTTTCACCGCGCAGTATTGCTGCATTTGTAATTGCAAGCTGTCCTGTTGTAGCATCATAATAGCCAAGACCTTCGCCGATATACTCTCTACCTACAACCTCCTCTTTGTTACCAGTTTCTTTTATGATATCCTTATAGCCAGAAAACAGCGATGCTGCCTCTCTGCTAAGGTTACCGAATGCACTCTGGTTAATGTCGAAGTATGCTTCGCGTACATTTTTATCAATGAAAGCTGTATCAAGAACTACGCCATCAGTGTTAAGATTGATACCAGCACTACCACTTAGTACATCACGTTCTTTCTTAGATGTAGTGTTGTAGTCTATCAGCAAATCACGCTCTGCACCAGACTCACCTGCCGTCTGCGCCTGAGCAAAGGTTACGCCATTTGCAGTTATCTCAATACCAGCAGAAGCAAGTATCTGTAGGTCAGAAGCAGAAAGTGTCTTGATATCAAGCATACTAGGAAGGTCTACTGTCCATCCTGCAAGCTTGTTTCTGAAGTTCTCAAGGGCACCCTCAACTTTTTCACCTTCCTTAGTGAATGAGAGACCATAGGCGTAGATATTACTGGTATCAAGACCATCTATCTGCTTTGCAGCATCTTTTGCTGAGAGTGTTAAATCATCAAAGGATGCTACTGTAAGGTCAAGATAATCTGATAGCATCTGCATATCCGCAACGACCGCATCACTTTCACCTACAAGGGCACCAAAGGTTATACCCTCAGTGTTAAGCTGTGTTGCTAGCAGATTTGCAATCTGCGGCGCTGCAACATTATCAAGTGCATACTGCTTAGATAAGTCTTGATATACACTTGATAACGTTTCAAATGCGTCTATCCTAGCTGTATCAGATAGGTCATTAAATTTTACGTTAGTACCAGTTATTAAGCCAAGTAGCTCTTCACCTAGCGTGTAATTATCTGCAACTTTCTTAAAAGCATACAGGTTAGACTTAACGTCAAGCGATGCTGTCATTTCATTCATGGCTGCATCTACTGTATCGTTGTGCTGACCCATTGCTTGTCTTACAATGTTTACTTCAGCACCAAGGTATGCACTATATAGACCGCGTATATCATCAAAAGCCTGCTTTGTCTTTTCTCCAGTACCACTCCAGTCCTCATAGTACTGCTCATTGTTTTTAATGGCTTCTTCTAATGCGGCCGGACCCTCAGTCTCCCAGTAATTAAATGCATTGCGCGCCTGTAGTGCAAGGTCATTGAAGTCTGTGAAGCCCTGCGTACCCCAGCCGCGGTGCATAGTTCCACCGTATGCTGCAGATACCAGTGAGCTATCTCCACTAAACTTTGCTATACTCTTAGCATACTCATTTAGTTCCTGTGTAGAGAAGAAGCTGAAGATAGAGCCGCCATATGCCATCTTGCTATCATATACTGACAGAGCCGCTCTAATTTCATCATCACGTATTGCTGCAGTGGCATACTTCATTGCATCAGCTTCTGAGTAGCCCTTGCCAAGCATGTTTACATAATAGCCACCCTGGTCTTTACGCACAGCATTTGCATAGTTATTGTAATAAGATAAGCCGCCCTCATTTAGTGCAAGTGTGCTTGCAATACCACTGACAAGACCACCTACAATACCACCTACAATACCACCAATGATAGCACCAGGACCTGTTAAAGAGGTTGCCGTCGCACCTGTTACAGCACCCTGTATTATTGCACCGCCTATGCTCGCAGCTATTGTAGCAACTGCTTGCGTGCCTATGCTAGTCAGCGTCTGTCCATGGGTATTAAGCCAGTCATCAATAGCGGCGTTACGCCCCATATCTGCATTAACTCTTTTTGCAGTTTCCTCGCTTATACCAAAGCTAGACATGAGATAACCAGCACTACTGTTCTTTGCCTGTGACTGAATACTTGACATTGTAGCAGCATTCATAAATGCTTCAATGCCATAAGAGATAAAGTCAAGCGGGCCAATTCCCAGGAAGTCAGAGAATAAGAACTTAAAGGTATACTGTAGACCCTTTAGCAGTTTATTTCCTACTGCTTTACCCAGTGTTTTCCATACACCGGCATTATCAACCATTGCTAGGTTACTACTTACAACCTTAGCAAAGTCTTCTGCATGCTGTGCAGTTTTGGTAGCAGAAGCTGTAGCTTCAGCAGCGGCAAATGCAGCTTTATTTTTCTGTATTGCATCAGCCGCAAACTTTGAAGCTTCAGCACTTGGCCCAGAAGCAAGTGCTGCTGCGGCATCATCTGATATGCGCATTGCCGCCTCAAATAGCTCATTGTTAGAGCGTATGATAGCCTCGCTGCTCTTGATATTGCTAACTGTCTGGTCAAGCTTACTGTTAAGCTGTGCAAGGCGCGTAGTTAGCTTTCCAGCTTCTTCTGGTGAGGCATTTGCTAGCTGCTTTTCAACTGCAGTAATCTGCTCTCTTAAGCTACTATCTGTCTCGCGTAGAGTTTGTAAGTAGGCAGTTTCATTACTTAGCTGCGTATCAAGCACGCTACGTGCTTCCATGGCAGCACGACGTAAAGCATCACTGGTTTCATCAGTTAAGCTACCGGCAGCATTTGCCTTTGACCACAGTTCCTCAAAGCGTGCAACAACCTGCGAGTCCTGTAACGTAGACGCAGCCTTCTGCATATTTGTGAATGCAGCTAGTTCATCTTCAGGTACGTACATTGACATCTTAGTGAAGACATCATTTGCACCGGCACCATTGATTGGTGTAAAGTTATCAAAGGTATGTGCAGAACCAGTAATATTCTTTGCTGCCTGCTTAAAGGCTGCATTGAATGAGCTACCGGGTGTCTCCTCAAGCAATCTTGTAGCTTCTTCCAGCGTATCCGCATAGAGCCTTGACATATCAGTATATGCTGCTAGCTGCTTTTCTGCTGCTTTTACAACATCACTTAATTCAGCCTCACTAAGCTTTGTTAGGTCCGTATACATGCTACTGTCTGTATACTTACTTAGTACGTGGGCAGCAGACGTGTTGCTTAGACCTAGGTCATTGAGCTGCATCTTATTGAGCAGCGTAGTGAAGTTATTCTTAAGGATAACTGCCTGGTCATCAGCAAGACCAAGTTCTGCGGCAACAGCATCTACAGCCTTCATGTAAGACTTTGAGAAGCCACTTGTTGTAGTTCCTGCCTTTGCTGTGTATGCAATAAGGTCATCTACATTCTTTAGTATTACTTCGCTTGGCGCTTGCGCCGTGCGTAAAACGTCAGAAAGGTTGCTGCGTTTCAGTGCTTCAGTAAAGATATCTACTAAGCCATCATCAGCCTGCATAGACTTTAATACTGCCCACGGTGCATTCTTAAAGCCGCTAATGAAGTTAGTAAACATGGAGCCAGCAGTAGAGGCCCCTGCCCTTACTTTAGAAAAGGCATTCTTTATAGCATCACCAATATCTTGTAGGTAAGTACCAAAGGTAGTTGAATACATCTTTGATATTCTACTGCTCGGCATTGCAGCTTGTATAACGTCATCTATACCTGCAGCAGCCCTTGTTCCAGGCTGCACATTGGCGGTAGCATCACCGATTTGCTGCCCTATATTCTGTCCGATATCCTGTGCAGCATCAGTAAGTGTATCAGTTAGATTTATGTTAGTGAATGTTGCACCAAGGTTTGAAAGCAAGTGCTCATCTACAGGTATCTCTGCAGCAGTCATACCTGCTTGCATTGTTAGCCTGTCTATTCTTGCAGTGGCACTCTCAGAAATCAGGCGCTGCGTCGCTGCGGCATCACCTGCAATATTCTGTGTAGCCTCTGCAGTAGCGCTTAGTGCTTTATTCTGTCCGCTCAGCGTACCCTGGATTTGTGCAAGTTCCTGCTCTAAGCGGCTTCTTTCTGCCGTAGCAGCCTGCAGCGTATTATCTACACTTGTATATTCCTGAATAAGCTGCCGCATTGCAGGATTATCGAGCTGAGAGTAGTCACCTTCAAAGGCCAGTTGAATTTCTAGACCAGTTATACTCTCCCTTATTGCTGCGCGCTGTGCAGTAAGTGCTTCCTCATTTGCTCTTGCAGCAGTTATATCCTGTGTATACTTCTGAATAAGCTGTGCAGCTACTTGCTGGGTATCTGCTGCCTGTGCAGTTGCCTCAGCACTGGTTGTTGCAGCATTGCTTATATTTTGCAGGAAGTATAAGTACTGGTCTGCATTTGCCGCCATAAGGCTTTCACGCAGGTTAATCAGGCGTCCATCAGTCAGGCCCTTATTTTGCCCGATGAAATCTACAATGTTGAAATTCTGATTATCGGCTATCTGCTTAATAAGCTTGTATGCCTGTTCAAAGGTTGGCTGTAGCTCAGTTGTTGTCGCTTCAGACAAGCGTCGCAGCGTCGCCTGGAACCCACGCAGATAATTCTCAATGCTTGAGCCATCTTCGAAAAAGGCACCAGATAAGCTGTAGTTATTTCTTGCAATGCCTTCCAGTGCAGCAGGTAATCTACCCAGGTCATGATTTGCTCTTGTGTATAGAGAACTCTGAACACTGAGTAGAGTATCTACACGTGTGGCGAGCTCATCAAGTAGGCCACCTGTCTTGTAGAAGTTAACCTCGCTAACACCACGTACATCTAGCTTACCTATCTCGTTACTTTCTAGCAATACAGACTGTGCTACTGCCTTATCAGTAAGTACTGCTGGCATGTTATTCTTTAGTAGTGTAAGCCTCTCGCGTAAGTCAAGAAGTTCGCTATGCAGAGATATGCTGCGCTGCGGCTGCGCCGTTGCACTTAGAAGAAGCTTCTGTGCGTTGTTAAAGAAGTCGTTTACGCTGGCACTCAAGCCAAAGCTGCGTGGGAAGCTACTGAAGTTTGGAAGCTGGCGCAGTGTAGAGGCACCACCTAGAGCAGTACCAGAGCGTGTGATTGCAACAAGCTGCTCATTAAGACCAATGCCCGCATCTACATTTGCAGCAATCTGCTTTAGTATTTTGCCATAGGTATCTGCAGCAGCAGCCACCTCTTTTCTCATATCCTCAGATACAGTAACGAGTAGCATTACAGTATCGTTAGTCAATGAGCCGCGGTGCTGCATCAGCGGTCCAACAAGGCTCTGAAGGTACTTGGCGCTTAACGCTCTATTCTCTTCTAGTCCTAGATACGTAGGTAGCTTACCAAGTGTCTTTTCTAGCTCAGTGAATTTATCATTGAGTGTTGTATTCAGAGACTCTACAATAGGAGTTATTGCAACAAGTATCTGATTTTTGTCTACAGTTAGACTCTGTGCAGCTAACTGGTAGAAAAGGTTACTATCATATTCTTTAAGTGCCTGTAGTGCATCAAAGCTTTGAATGTCAAAGGCTTTTATTGCATTGCTTGCTGCTGCCTCTGCTGTACCATGAATACCAGCTGCATCAATGAAGGCCATGTACTGGCCTTGCGCTTTAGATAAGCTATCAACTAGCTTATTAAAGTTACCTATGCGACTAGTACTCTTTATTTCTATGGGTAGTGCCTCGCCTGCAATCTGCCCTACCGCATCAAACTGAGCCTTTGTACCATAGATAGCATTATAGGCATTTATATCACTGACAACCGGAAATACTTTTCCAAAGTTGTCAAGGTTCATTTTCTCAATAACTTCACCACGCCACTCATTGAATAGCCTGCGGTGAGTTTTCTCAGGTAATGTAATGCTTACATTCTGTGCAACTTCATCTTCAAGGGCATTAGAGATTATGTTTGCAATGTATCCTGATAATGAGTCATTGCCTGTTACTAGGGCATCCATATAACCGGCACTTGCAAAGAAGCCTGAAGTCTTGAATAGCTGCTGTGCTGTGGCAGAGAATTGCTCTGCATTCTGTAGCTGCTTAAAAGCATCATCGGCATACGTATAGGTTACATCCTTTATAGTAATGTCACCTAAAGCAGCCTGTCTGCCTTCTATGGTGCCTACCTCTAATTGCTGTATATATGCCTTAGGTGCTGTATACGCGTCAGGTGCACTTGTATTGCTGAGATAGTCAGCAATAGCAGCTGCGTTATACTTACCAGAGTATATATCACGGTATACGCGATATGGCTCTACTGTTGTATCGTTGCGTAGTTGTGAAAGTACACTTTCTGCACTGTTCGCATAAGCACCAGACCGTGAGAATGCTCCAGACTCTGTATACCATTGTAGTAGCTGCCTTACAACGTCTGCATTCTTTGGAGTAGTCTGACTATCAGCAAAAGCAAGAACTTCAGCAGTAAACTTCTCTAGGCTCTTGTCACCTAGTTTCTCCGCGCGCACACGATTGAATATGCGCTGCACATCAGAGATAAGCTGCCTATTAGCTACATCACTTGTCATAAGCTCTACGGCAAGCTTATCAGATAGACGCTGCATAGTGGTCTGTAGTGTGCCTTCTATGCTTGTTGCAATGCTAGAAGTGTCTAGCATGTCTAATGCACGATATACAGTAGTAAGCTGATTACTCTGCATAGTAATCATTGGCTTAAGCTTCATACGCAGCATCTCTTCAATAACGCTAGCAAGAGATACGTCTTCGAAGTGCTGTGCACGGGCTACTACTGCTTGTAGTGCTGGCATAAAGGCTTTGTATGTATCCGGTGTAGTATCTGCATAGGTTGCTAAGCCTTCACGCAGCATGCCAAGTAACTGCTTATCTGCAGTAGCCGTATCGATACCCTTAGTAAAACCAAAGGAGATAGTCTGGTCATGTCGGCCTATACCACGTATTACTTCAAGTGCCTCTGCTGTTAAGTCATCTAGCTCGGTATTAGCCATAGCATCGATTATTGCACGCTCGAAGTATTTAGTATCAAAAGCTATGCCATCTGTGAAAGTAATATCACCTGGGTTGAGCTTGATTGAGGCATTGGCAAGTGATGTAGATATGCTTTGCAGATATGCATTTGTTAAGCGCTCCAGGTCACCAGATAGCTGTCTTGCAAGTTCTGCTGTATCTTGTGCCGTACCAAATGCAGCTGCTTTTACATAGCCTGCAATGCTATTTACATCCTGCTCAATGCGCGACATTGCTATCAGACCACTCTGTACGCCAGTATCAGTTATTGCTTGCCTTGTGCCCGTAGCAAGTAACCTCTCTGTATCTTCAGCAATGCTGAGTACGTTATTGCGTATAAGACTAATGCTGTTCTTAGCATCAGAATAGGGTATATTATAAGCGCGTAGGATAGCCTCGGTAGTAGTGAGGAAGTTGGTAACATTGTCTGTAAGCTGTCCTAATGCATCAACACCAAGTGTAGTGAGAGCCTTAGCCTCTGCTGCATTATCTATTGCATACTGAGTAGTAGCCTCTACTAGTTGCTGACGCATAGCTTCAATAGCAGTATTTATAGAACGCTGAGCAGCACCTAACTCACCGCTTGCGGCTTCTTCAAGATATGCAGGTAGCGTATCATTAAGCTGCGCAAGAACCTGTTGAAGATTTCCTTCACCATAGATACTCTTTATAGCATCATGTGTTATTGCTTCTATTTCTGCATCTGTTGCTATAGAAGCACCTGTGCGTGCATTCTGCTGAATAAGCTGTGCAGTCTGCTGACGTATAGTATCTCTAAATTTCTGTGCGAGTTCGTCTGCGGTAAATGCCAGATTTCCAGCACGCTGGTTTTCACGTACTTCATTTGCAACAGATAGAAGGGCATTACGAAGACCTGTATCTTGTACAGAAAGTTCACTTGCCTGCAGTATAGCACCAAGGTCTTCACTACCAGCACCCCGCGCCCATAGTTCGTCTATCTTTGCTATTAGTGTATTTGGAATATCACCGCGGTAACCGGCCTTATATGCGACTACTAAGTCGCTTAGGTCACCGCTGGTTATTGCGTTGAGCTTTATATCATCGAGTGTATCTGAAGCACCTACTAATGCATTAAGTATACCTACGCTATATACAGAATTGTCTTTAAGTATATTATGCACGGCAGCGTTGACGCGTTCTGTGAGCATCGGTACACTATTGAAGGCATCTGGTGCTTCACGAAGAAGTGATACTACTTCGTCAGTTAACGCAGAAGAACCCGCATCAGTTAATATTGTGGAAAGCTGCTGTGGAAGGTCCTTCTGTAGTGTATTAAGTATGGCTGTAGTACTTAAGCCATTACTAGATAGAGAGCGTGCAGAAGTAACCTGTGCAATGGTAACAGTTGATAAGTACTTTGCTGACTGCTCATATATAGTCTGTATTGCACTTTCAATGCTGCCCTGCAGTTCCTGTGCCTTTGCTACTATGAGACTATCAGCACCTTTGCCAGCATACGTAGTAAGCGTATCAGTAAAAGTATGTGCGGCGGGTAGAATATCCTCTGCTGTGCGTGTAAGTGTGCGATTAAAACTTTCAATAGCGCTTTCAAGAGATGAAGTAAGCCTATTTTCTGCTATTACTTTAGAGTTAGAGCGTAAAGCATCTATTGTCTCATTCAAAGAGCTCTCAGTAGCCATTATTCTGCTATTGAGCTCATCACTTGTCTGAAGCATTTCACCACGATTTGTGTTACGCAGCTGTCTTTCAGTCTGTAAAGTATTTAGCTTCTGAATATCGCGAGCATATGCAGATAAAGCACTCTTTTGACTGTCTAGCGAAACTAAAACCTGCGTAAGGTCTAGTTCTTTTGCGCGCTTCTGTAGTGCTGTAATCTGCTCTACTACTGGGCGTATGCGTGCTACAAGCGAAGCATCGTAGTTCTTACCCTGCTTTATTATTGCAACAGTAGTCTGCTCTATTGCTTCATTTGTGCGCTGTAAGTCCTCAGCAAAGGATATAGGCTTTGTAGAGAAAGGAGACTGTGGTGTGTAATAAGCACTTACGTCAACTTCGGATAGTAAGCTGCTTAGTTTCTTTTCTATCTTTCTTGAAGACTCAATAAGAGCTTCATATGCTGTATCTGTTTCACGCGTAGGATACGCCTCAGCAATACGCCGCCGTAAATCAGCAAGCTGGTTATCAAGACTCTGCGCTTCTTGCGCCTTAGCATAAATTGTAAGCTTATCAAGTATAGGCGAAACCGCATCATCAACAGTGATGCCAAGCTTATTTGCCGCAGCAAGATACTCCTTGTTTGCCTGCTTTATACCTGTGCGCATAGCTTCTATCTGAGACGCTGATACGTCAGTAACTTTTCTACTGAGCATGTCAGTAGCATCATTTATAGCCGCATGAACTTTTGCATCTGCTGCATCATATGCATCCTGTGCCTTTTTAGCTGTAGCAGCAATATCATCTGCTGCGGAACCACTTGGACCAGTCTTAGGTCCGGTTGCCTGCTTCTGCTTTGCAACTTCTTCTGTATAGCGCTTTTTGAAAGCATGCGCCATGCTTAGGGATAAGCCAGTAAGAAGAAGTGGTGTCCATGCATTTAGTGCAGAAAGCGTTGCGTCACTATTATCATATACAGAGCCCCAGTCAAACTTTGGCATTATAAGCTCTTCTTCGATATGCGCCGGGAATATATACTGAAGCTTATCTACAAGAGCAGCCAAGTCTGGGAACGTTAATTCATCATCATCAGTTGTGTCTTTATCCTCTGGTACCTTGTATACTTCATCAAAAGAAGCAAGCCAACTGTCTGATGCTTTCTTTGCACTCTTGCTTGCCTTCTCCTGAATAACATTGAAGGCACCTACACCTTTATTTGCAATGCTTTCGAAGGACTCATCGAACGTACCTTCGTACTCTTTTATTGCCGCATTGTAGGCATCCATCTGCTCCATGTACTTATCAAAAGCACTTTCGAAGTCATCAGGTAAGCCTGTATTAGTAGACAGTCCTGCAAAGCTTTCGAGTAAGGTATCCAGAGCACCAGATAGATATAGGGCAGCAGCGCCACCTACGAGTATGCTACCTGTGAGTACTTTAAGACCTGTGCTTGCAGCGATAGATGCAGGAAGCAGACTAGTCATACTTAAGTACGTATTGCGTAGGTGCACGATTAACGCGGCCGCCATCTGACCTACATATCCAAACGTATGACCAACACGGTATACAATATATACACCTGCGCATACTTCAAACAGTTGCTTGAGGTCAATGTTGAAAACTTTTAAGGTATCGTTCACGCCATTCAGCACATCACCGAATGCGCTGATACCTACTGTAAGCGTAGTTATTGAGTAGTAGAGCCCCTTGCCAAACATTGTAACAAGTGGTTCACAGGTTATATATAGCTCCTTTGCTGCACCTATAAGATTTCTAACATCCCCTACGAGTGCAATAAGCTGCGTGCCAAAGCGGCCAGAGCTATCCATGTCAAGCGTAAAGCTACGCAGAACACCTACACTACCCTGGTCAACAGCTATCTCTCTATACTTACTTAGTTCATCACGAACGACTCTAATTTTATCTGAAAGTGCATCGTAAACGCCACTAGTAGCAACATGACTAATCATCAAAGCGTTATCCTTGATTGAATTAGTCATACCAGCTATGGTATCAGCAATCTCAGAGGCGGCACCCTTATAGCGCTTCTGTAAACCACTAAGTATTGCTACAATAGAGTCATTTGCATCAAGCCATAGATTGCCAAGATTTGCAATATCTGAACCTGAAAGGTTCATCTCTTCTTTTAGTATCTCATAAATAGGAATATTTGCATTTGCTAACTGCCTAACCTCTTCAGCAGCTAAGCGACCCTTAGTCATAATCTGACCAAGGGCAGTAACTATGCGCTGCATGTTAGCTTCTGATGCACCCGTTGCCGCTGCTGCATCATTTATTGTAGTCATTACACTCTTTACAGAGCGAATGTTGACACCCATAGACGCCATAAACTTAGAAAGGTTTACAGCACTCTCAGTGGTAAATGATGTATCAGCAGCTACCTGCTGCATCTCACGTAGGTACTCAAGAGATTGTGCAGTCTTATCTGCACCATCCATAAAGTACCGCATAGCAACCTGCGCCGTTTCCATATTCATAGAGAAGTCAGCTACTGCTGAAGCAGCGGATGCTGCAGCTTCTGCTATGCCTGTAAATGTAGAATAAAGCACTAAGCTACTTGCTACACTCTTTGCACTGCGTATATTACGCGTTATGTCTTCCCATCTTGCTGCAAAGTTTTCAGCCTGTGCATCTAACTCACTAAATACTCTACTGGTTTTAGTATTAGTCTGCTGCAAGGCTTTTGCATATTGTGTAGTATTAAGCGTTAGGCCTAACCCTACAGAAACGTTATTAGTTGCCATGCATGTACCTCACTTATATTAAGAATGGTGCTTCATCTATAAAGTCACATGTAATCTTTTCATCCTTAGGATTATGATAAGAATTACAATCAGCATGTACTTCAGACAAAGCATTAAGAACTGTAGGAGTCGTGCGCCAGAAACGTTTATCTGTCATTTGTAAAATGACCGTTCCTGTATAGTACAGGAGCGGCCAATTCCATCCAGTTATTGCTTCTTTTACTCGGCTGCTTCTGGCGCCTCTGTGTTTTTTCCTTCGTCAGCATTTTTAGCTGGTACCAGGTCGCGAAGCAGTGCAGCTACGATTGCAGCATTAACTTCACGTACATTTGCGAGTGTAACCATAGAACCAAGCTTTGCTTTTGATGTGCCGTAACCGATAATCTCATCGTGTGCATTGTACTGTGCAGAGTCATGCATTGTACCAGCATACAGCAGGTTCAGCGTGTCAGTGTGCGTTGCGCTTGTACGCTTACCAAGCATATCGTCGAGCAGCATGGCAAGTGGCTTACCACCTACTGTTACAGCATTGACGTCAACTTCTTTGCCGTCTACTGTAACGCTTCTGTCCTGTGGCTCATTTGGATTACCAAGTATAAGCTGCAGGATTTTATCAATGCTGCCATAAGTCTTCTCAAGCTCGCAGAAAGCATTGAGGTCATATACCAAGCGGTACTCTTTGTCGCCGAGCTTAATCTTTACATCATCAGCCTTAAAAGTTAAGGCCTTGTTTACGGGTTTATTTTCCATAATGGTCAGTCCTCTCTTCACATATCATGCATTTACGCCGTTAGCTTACGGTCCAGGAGTTGTAGGAACGAGCAGCTCAAGCAGATTATCTACTGCCTTCTTAGTAACATCACCATTTGTGTCGGTGGTGTTAGTGCAGCAGATTACATCCTTACTGAACCATGCCTTGAACTGGCCGTCTTCCTTGATGGTGGATGTCTTGCTGTCAGCCTTAGCCTTAGCAAGAATATCATCAGTATCAACAGCGTAGCGCCAGTTGTTGTCGCAAATTCTCTTGGAGAAGTTACCAGAGATTGTGGGCGTATTCCAGTTGATGGAGTCAGCCTTTGTCTGGTTGTTCTCATCAGGAGCAGTGAACTTGCCCTTGAGGTACCAGAGCAGACGAGATGCACCATTGGACTTCTTAACAGACATGCCGCAAGCAACCCAAGGTGGAGTGTTATCAGAGCTGGATACAGTGATACCACCCGCGGTATCTTCGCCGAGAAGAACGGCTCTGTGCTCAGGCGGAAGGTCTGCAACATTGAGCTCAAGGGTCATAGCACCAAGAGTAGAAGCAACCTCATAAGGACCGTCGTCAGCAAACAGAGTATCGTTAGAAGCGGACGGAGAGAAGTTAGCAGTAATCGCACCAGTAAGTCTGATGGGGTCAGCATACAGGTCAGCGACAGTTCCCGCAACGTCAGCACCAAGCGGTGCATCCTTCTCTTCATCGAGAAGAGCATAGTATAGGTTGGTAAGACCTATAGCAACACCTTTAGCCATAAATTAGCCTCCTTAACAAAGTTTCTTGGAAATCATTTTGCAGACTAAATCAACAATACGCTCGCTTGACTGCACCGAAGCATCCTGTATTGCTACTGGCTGCTGAAGCAGTTCGGCGTATACGTCAAGGTCATCCGCAAGATGTAATATTCCAGTTGTATCTATTTCAGACAATCTCTTATCAGGATAGTCAGGACTGTCTGTCTGTAGATGTCCTACTATCTGCTGTGCTGTGTGCAATGCGGATAATATGGACTTTGCTCTAACACGTATTCTGAAGAAGTGAACTTCGGCATCTACCTGTGCTGGCACATACGTAGTCGCCTCTTCTTCATAGATGCTAATGCAGTCTACAGGTTCCTTAGGCATTGTCGTGATGAAGAGATTACCTGCTAAGACCTTGTGCAGCTTGCTTGCGAGATATTCTGCAACGTATTCAATTAAGCTTTTCATCGCAGGTTCTCCTTAAAGTTTTGCTGAAAGTCTTGAACTAACTGCTGAGCTATCTGTTGAGCTTTTTGATTAGCCGTTACAGCATCCTTAGCAGTAATAACGATAGTAGCGCCACGAATTAAGTCATACGTAACTGTATCAGTCTCTGACTCATCAAAGCTTAGCAAGGCAGGCTTTTCGTTGAGTGTACACGCACTCATTGACTTAGCTGCAGCTTGCATAACAGTATTGTCAATATTCTTAAAAGCAGCACTGAGGTCTCGCTTTTTGTAGTTAATCATAAATACAGAACTGTAATAGACTTGCCACCAGTATTACCATCGTAGTAGGCCCCAATTTTGCGTATCTCATATTTTGTGCCTGGGTCTTCAGGAAAAGCAACCATATCCTTAATCGATACTTTGAGACCTTCTTGACAGTATAACTGCTGCGAGGACCAATAGGAATCGTTGTGCACATCGCGTATTTCTTTTGTGTCATCTACACGGTAGCACTTTGCATTTATCGCTTTGCCATACTGCTCATCTCCAGCGAGGTCTTTACCTTTATAAGGTATAAGCAAGAACGGAAAGCGTATCCATTCTAATAAGCTTTCGTACATATGCAGCCTCCTTATGTATCGTTAGCCATCATATGCTTATCGAAAATTTTCTTATAAGAATAGTCAGGAAGAGGGGGCGTGCCAGAAAAGCGTAAGCGCGCCTCGGCTTTATCTGCCTCATCTTTGAAGTAGGCCAACCTGTCCTTAGTTTCTTCGGACTGCGGGCCAAGTGAGCGCTTTGTAGCTTTAATAGCATACATTGTGGCGGCCTGACGGAATAAAGCTGCGCGTAGCTGCAAGTCATCAAGCTCGCCGTTTATTGTATATTTTTCTACAAAGTAGAGAATTTCAGCATCCTCAAGGACGTACCCATTTTCATGCGTGTCACCGATAACAAAGCGACAATAGTCTATTTTATTGTGACCTGGGTCGCCAGTATAAGTGAATGACATTTAGGGCCTCCTTACTTGTGTAGCCGAAGCTTCTTTACTGTAGAAGACTCTTCATTAACCGCAGCGGCGGCCTCTGGCTCTTTGCCTGCAGTATCTCTGCTAGCTACGTCCGTAGCCACCGCTGTGGTGTTGGGTGAAGAGGGGACTGCAAAATCAGTTGCAGGGATAATCTTGCCCTCTGCAAGCTTTAGCCGCACATTACGGATTTTGTCTTCCGATATGATGCTTCCTTTGTTATAGAATACACCATAGCTTTTAAATTTGCGTAGTGCAAGATATTCCATGGGGCATCTCCTTAGATTACATCAGACATGAAGACGCCCATATCCTTGCAGATAACTTTCTGGTCGTAGGCGGACTCCATCTCAAGTCTCTCAGTACCAAGACCGAGTGCATCCATCTTGATACGCGTGATACGCGAGCCGTAGGCATTATTTGCGCCCTCAAGACCGGTCCATGCAAATATGTAGCCTGCTGTAGGCTCCATAAGCGAAGGCCGCTGTGCTCTGTAGCCGATAAGCACCTTGTTCTTGTAGATGAAGTGTGTGTTATCATTATTCTCAGAGTAGTTAGGCGTCTGCTTGCCGTCGTTGATTACACCCCAAGGAATGTAAATCTGGTCAACTTCAAACAGAGAAGCGATAAGGTCGATGGTTACGATACCCTTCTGAGTGTACTTGATGCGATCGATGATGTCTTCGTGGTTCTTAAGAGCATAGAAGACGTCGGGGGACATAATCATGAAGTTAGGCTTCTTGCCTGTGCTGTTTGCCATGTCAAGCATTACGTTGTTTACAACGTTTACAGGGTCAGAAGTAGGGTCAGACCACTTCTTAAACTGTGCACCGCTGGGTGTACCAGTAGTACCAGTCATATCCTTACCCCATACGCCCGGCTTGAAGAAGGCATCTACGAAGTGCATTTCGCGGTTCAGCAGCATCTTGTTGGAAAGCCAGTTTACTGCATCACGCTCAACATTGAGGGGTGCATCATAGTTGACGCGCTCTTCCTGCGTGATGTCATAATGGTAGGCGTACTTACGGCAGTAGTACGGGTCCTTAGTAGTAACATTGAAGTTACCGCCTGCGGACTCAGCGCCGCGGCCTCTTTCCTGTACTTCATCTCTGAACATATCCTCCTTAGAATACTGGAAGTAGATGTCAGAGCGCTTCTGTACAGGGATGATAGGGAAGACCTTATCTGCGATAAACGCATTGGCACCCTGCTGATATGCTACAGATATGTTTGTGAGCGCCCGGTCAATATGACCGAGGTTTGCTAACTGAGGCATTATGTGTTATCTCCTTTCTTAAGTAATAGAATACGGAGCGTCAAACAGAACAACGCCCACAAGGTCATCAACGCTTGTGCCAGCGCTGATAGTCATACCGAGAGCAGTACCAGAGGCTGCCTTAACAACCTTACCGTCGCTGAAGGTAACAAGTGTATTTGCTGCGAGATTTGCTTCGCCAGCAACACACGGATAGATACCCATTACAACCGTGGCCATCTGCTCAGCATCATCGGTGCCGTATTCTACAACACCTGCAAAAGGCCTGGAGCCATCAGCCAGCTCAAGACGGCCGCTAGTGCTCCACTGTACGCCGTAATACTTGTCAAGCTTCTGAGCGGAGTAATAGGCCTGCCGCTTAGTTATAGCTTCAAAAGCTGTATTTGCCATGCTTTAAGCTCCTTTCACATAAGATGTGTAAACATCAGGGTTCTGCTCACACGCCTGTGCAAAGGCCTGCTCAAAGGACATTCCTGCGTTAGCTGCCTGAAGGTCCTTTGCGGACTTTTCGAGTGTAGCATACGCCTGGTCTGCAGGACTCTGCTTCTCGATAATGCCCTGTGCATCAGAGCCTGCGGGCTCCTTAGTAACAGACTTTTCGATAGCCTGCGCTGCAGCCTTGAGTACCTCATAGCCAGCCGGCGAGATAGACTTAAGTACACCCTTGAGGTCTTCCTCCTTGCAAGGAATAGCCTTTACTGCGTCGAAGCGCCGTGCAGCGAGTGCCTCCTGCTCCTTTGCAACAAGCATATCAAGAGTTTCCTGCTGCTTCTTGAACAGCGCAGCGAGCTCAGGTGAGGCAGTCTTGAGAAGGTCTTCAGGAGTAGGCTCTGCTGTCTTTGCGGGTTCAGTAGTAACAGGGGCCTGCTTTTTGAAGTCATCAAGCTGCTTCTTTAGGTCAGAAATCTCTGTGTCCTTAGCAGACATAAGACCTTCAAAATGCTTGTTTATCAGGTCAAGTACGGGAGCTTCAAGAGACTTAGAGACCTCTTCAAATGTCGTTGGTGTAGGCATTTGTGTATTCTCCTTTCGCTTTGTTAATAAAATGTCGGCGCGGGAATTAGCGCCAGTATTACACAATGCAACGCGCGTTAAATCTAAGTCGATTAAGCATGTCTGCATTTCTGTGTCTGGGATTTCGTTGGGCATTTCCTCAACTCCATTCTATTATATTATACGTGATAAGTGCCTATTAGTTACAGGTTATTTTGATGGTCAAAGAAAAATTTTAACAAGGTACACGAACAGCTCTACCCTCAATACTGAACATATTATAGGTGCCGTCTATTACCTTTGCATATACCTCAGGGTCAGGTATATAGAAGCCTACCCACCAGCCCTCAGGAACGGTGCCCTCGGGTATGCCTAGCACAGCCATCTTTTCCTTTGTGAACATGAAGCTTTCTACAAGCCAGCCACATTCAGTACCAGGAAGATGCTCCTGATTTGCTACGCCATGTGATAGTACGTAGTTATAGGCAGCCGCTTCCAAAACATCAGTCTTTATCATGTCACCCTGCCAGTCGAATGGTACTGAACCATCTTCCTGCACAGTAACATTAGCAAAACCGAATACTAGCTTCTGCGGTGCGTATTCATCTTTGCTAGGACTCTGTCCGAAGTTACGCATAACTACGTCATACTCATCATCTTCGCCATATTTGCGCGTACGGCAACAGCGCTTGTTTATTGCTAGCTTAAAGCTAACAACATCAAGCATAGGGTCTTTGTAGATACCTTTACGTATAGGAACTATATCTATGTCCTTTGTAAAGGTTACAGGTACGTTACTCATTTACTCACCTCCTTATGTGTAAGACATATCAGACTGCTTGAACTTATTATCTGCTTCATCCTGTATCTGTGACGCCCCAGCACTGTTGTTTGAAGAGCTAAGTGTCTGTGCCATCTCTTCTTCAGTTGTTGCAGTAGGTGCGTTTAGCAGCTTCATAAACATGTTGTAGAGCTCAAGATTAGAAGTGATATCCAGGCCAGAGGCACGCAGAAGAAGGGCAACTTCATTGAGCGTCGGTGGCTTGAGTGTATCTGTAGTAATCTGCGGATACTCTTCCAGTTGCCAGTTGTTTAATGCAAACAGCTTCGGCACAGCTTGTGTATTAAGCACGGCACATATGCTATTGATAATAGCTGTTATAGAGCGCGTAAGCAAATCCTGCTTAGTTTCTGATAAGGCAAAAGAGCCCGAGCCAGAGTCACCAAGAAGAATTAAGTCTGACAGCATAGTCATAGCAATACGTGTCTCGTGCCTGTTTATAATCTGATTTGTATCAAGATTATTCTTACCCTCAGGTCCGAGAAGCTTGAGCTCCCAACCATACGGAAGGATTACGCCATGATTTGCATCCTGCCGCAGGCCATTAACAAGGCTCTCAGCCCAAGCCATAAGCTCTACCATCTCTGGATTGTTCTTATCAAACAGAGGCGTAGCTTCATCTGGCTGCAGCACAGGAACACCAGCCAGTGAGCGCTCAATACCTATACCCTCAAGCTCCTCAATGTACCGTTTAAAGTACCAAGAGCGATAACAGCGCCTGAGCAGACTAGTACCTTCAGGGTTACCGCGTGTGCTGTTTAATCTGAAAAGCAGATTATCCTGTATAGGGATATCAACCTGAGCACCTTCAGCACCTACACGCGATGGGTCTTGTCTGAAAGCAACAGCTCTGCCAGTCTTTTTATCAAATACCCATGAGTCAAGTGTTGCCTGTGAGCGTATGGGTAATGAGCGCCAACCTATGCGGCCATCAGTGTACTTGGAGTGCAGTGTAGGTCTGTTTTCTAAAGGACCCCTACGCACCTTGTAGAGTATCTCATGAAAACTGAAGCCATAGGTTAGCATAGAGAGTACATTGCAGATAAAGTCATCCCAGCTATCTTCCATATCATTCATGCATGAGGTAAGGAAGTCAGCAGCTTCTTTATCTTGTGGTGCAGAGCCACTAGGAACAGCTTTCCAAGTTACGCTGCGTATGAGGGTCTCTATGAGGTATAGGGAGGCCCCTACAACTGCATCATTCGATGCCATTTCCTGGTAAACTGCACCTGCCTGTGGCCAGCGTAAGTCATACAGAAATTCTTCATCAACTATTCCAGAAGACTCTCTAAGACCTACGATGCCTACTGGATTTGCTTTTATACGGTGCTGACTTGATTCTGTTGACTCTGTCGGCTTTGGTGTAGTTGCTTTGGTAATATTTAAGCCAAAGAGTTTCATTTATCTACCTCCTATTTGACATAGAATTGTGCCAGTATGAGCCAAACATAGGCATATCATTTGAGAAGCTGTTTCGCTGTTCTGTAGAGCTACTTTCTTTGCTTTTCATGTATGTCCGTGCATTTAGTCTACTCGGGGCACTAACCGGTAGAGCTTGCGCAAATGAGTTAAAGGCGCCAGAACAGCAGTCTACTATATCATCATGTGCCCCATGCGGAAAGGCTTCCAGCTCAGAATAGAGTTTATCTAAGAAGCGACACCGCGTGCTCACAAAAACATTGCCTCTTTGCATTGCAATAGCAAAAGGTCTGGCTCTTTCAACTTTTGATACACTAGGCATGTTATCAGCAAAGTTGTAACCGGCTAATGCCTTAGCGTAAGCTTTTATGGTGAATACACCAGATGAACCACCTTCACGCTCCATACGCACGGCGCAAGATGTAGTGTCTGCCGCGGCTGTTCCTACAACAAGGTCCATGACATCCTCAACACCCTTTTGAACACGGACGATGTCTTCAATGTAGTAGTTAGTTCCATCAAAGCTCATCTTAAGTCCTACTGTCCAGTCTGGGTCTGTCTTTGTACGTCCTTTCTTCTGCATGTACTTTGGGTCGATACTAGCAAGGTCCCAGTAGCGTACTTTACGCCGGTTGCTAGGTAGCATTGCTGGCTCTATTGGTATGAGCCAAGCAGTGTCAAAAATGTCGCCTTTTTCGCGTATCTGCCAGTCACCATTTTCTAGCTGTGCACGAGTTACATCGTCAAGCTCTGCAAGTGACCTGCGATACTCTTCTGCATCAAGGTAAGGGTTATCTTTAAGCCCTGAAGGAAGGAATACTCTACGTGGCACTTCAAGTCCTTCATTTGCAGCATCAATATCTACAAAGTACCTCTGGTAATAGTAGTCACCGTATGTGCCACCAGGGTTTGCTGTTGACCTGATACGCAACGGTGCTTTCATACCTTTGGTACGTCGCAGACGTGAATGCAGATATGTAAACTGCTGTGGATTTATGTGTGTAACCTCATCGAAGCCGATGAACTGAAACTCGGCACCCTGATATCTAAGATGGTCATCTTTTGCATCAAGGTAGCCAAAGTTTAGTGTTGAGTTGTACTCCTTAAAGATGTACTTCTTATCCTTGTCTTTCCATACTACTGAACCATCTTCAAGAAAAGGTGCTAGCCACTGCTGTGATAATGGTATCAAAGCAGATGGTAGCATAAGGTCTGCAAAAGTCTTTCTAAAAAGAATAGCAGAATAGTTTGGAACATCCATATACTGCAATGCAGCAGCAAGTATGAATACTGATTTGCCACCACCAGCAGCACCGCCATATAGCATCTCATAAATGTTATTCATGAGTAGTGCGGCAGTCTGCTTAGCTGTTGGCTTTATTGGTATGAACTTGTTTAGTTTTGGCGTCATTGCCTGCTGCAAGGCTAGCATTTCTGACGCTGAAAGCTGTTGTAAATCCATAGTCCCCATATCACCCTTTTATGCGTTATTTACCTCATCTGGTTCTGTAGGAAGGGCTATTGTCTGCTTGTATAAATCAGTCATGGTCCCATTGCCATCAAGAGCATGATAAGATTCATAGACACGGTCTAGTGTATCGCGTGCATAAATAGGACAGTAACCTTTATCCATATATTTATCATACTGACGAATTATCTCAGCCCTTAACAAAGCTTGCAAGCCAGTTTCAAGGAGCCTGATTTTGTCAGACTGCTTTAGCTCTTCGACCTCAGCCTGCCGCTGAGAATACAGCCGCTGACAGTTTCTGCTACCTCGCTGTCACCGCTGAAAGCTACGACAATCCCGGCGATAAATCCCGTGGCTGCTACCCATAGTTTACGGCTGGTGAGCTTTTGTTTCCAGTCAATTTTCATGACGTTTTTCATCCTGTTCCAAGTCGTCAATGCGGTGGTTTATGACCTTTATCTGCTCCTCCACCACCGGCATACGCCGTGCGAAGTTGTTATGCTCCGCGACCTTGTTTTCAAGCTGCTGAATGCGGTAGTTCGTCAGCTTGCTGCTCACCAGAATACCTCCAAGAGAACCGCCGAGGGTTCCTATCAGCGAAATAAGCGCCACAATGACCGTATTATCCATCACAGCACCTCCGCGTCAACGTCAAATCCCAGCGCGATAAGCTGCGCCTGCGCCTTGCCTAAATTAGCCTTTGTGACGGTCTTTGTGCCGGTTACTTTATACCGCACGACTTCCTCACCGTTGTTCTTTACCAGCTCCCGGAACCAGTCCATGTTCTTGCCGAATTTCGCCAGCCAATGGTCGCAGTCGCCGTGATTAGAGGCGTAGCCCCGTGCACACGCTTCCTTGTGGCTGATTATGTTACTCAGCTTTATGGTGGGGTAGTTCTTCATCAGCCGGGCGCAGAGCTGCGCGGTGAGCTTGAATGCTTCGGTGAAATACACCTTGTCTGTGAGGTCGTCCTCGCAAATCTCTATCTGTATGTACGCGGGTGCATAGTTGTAAGAGCCTTTCGCGCCCGAACCGCACCCCCAGCAGCACATAGTCCACGGGAGCAGCTTCGCCGCGCGGACAGCGCCACCCTTGTCCAGACCTACAACGCCATGCGGGCAGACATCAACGTCCGGGCGGTCAAAATAGTTCTTGTACGGATTTTCACCGCAAATCTCCGGGGCATTGACGTACCGGCGCAGGTTCGGATTGTTCGCCCCGGTGCTGTGTACGATTATCCCCGCCGGAGACCCGGACGGCATTTTCCTGTTCGCCTTATAGCACAGGTTATTCTTGGCATAAGCCGTGAATGTTATAGGCTCACGCATAGTGCACCTCCTATCTTATTTCAACACTTACAACGTTATCGGAAATCCTCTCGATAACAAAAAACGTATCAAATCCCCGCGACTCTGCCCGGGTAGCTATTCCGTTCTGACCGCATTTGCAGAAGCAGCCGGCTTCGCACGTACCGTCGTCCCTGACCGGGATAACGCCGACCATGCCGACATACGACCATTCGGGGCGGTTTTTGCGCTCGATGTAGTCGTTCTGCTTTGTTGGGTCGTAGTCTGCCGCAAGCTTGTAGTGCGCGTTCTTGATGATGTTGCCTGTCTTAACCATCACGGGCATTCCGTTCTCGTCAAGCACGGGAGCGCCATCATCGTCAAGCTGCGCGACCGCTTCCTCCGCGTCCTCATAGACAAAGCGATTGAACTCGTCCCGCGCATATCGCCAGTAGTAATCCTCGTCAGCATTGCCTACAACTGATGGGTTTCCAGAGGTGATACCTACAATATAGTCTCCTTCATTAGCCTTATATAAAAGACCATCTTTTATGGTAACAAAGTAGCCTACTCTATCTTCTTCTTCTGTATTTCCATCATACCACGGCTTGATAAACTCCGCATAGTCCGCACCGCTGGAGTTAAAGGCAGACAAGCCGTAAACAGCACCGCCATAGGTCACGCGGAAGGCGTTGCTGAGAGTGTATGTTTCTGTGCCATTGCCGATAACAAACGCGTCGCCGGTGTTATCTGTTTCACCCGTAGAGTTTGTCATTGCCTTGTTGTATTTGCCACCGGCATGAGAGGCAAAAGAAGAAGCTGTTGTTCCATATCCCTCTGCATGAGAAGCAGAAGAAGACGCACTTGTCATCGAACCTTCTACATGAGAACCCTCGCCAGACGCCTCTGACAAATGGCCCTCTGCATGAGAATGATTGCCAGATGCTTTTGTGCTACTACCTTCTGCATGAGAATCATTGCCAGATGCTCTTGTGTCACTACCTTCAGCATGAGAAGCAGAAGAAGACGCTGTTGTCATCGAACCTTCTGCATGAGAACACTCGCCAGACGCTGTTGTGTCCATACCTTCTGCATGAGAACAGTCGCCAGATGCTTCTGTGCTACTACATTCTGCATGAGAATGGAAGCCTAAAGCCTTTGTACCGCTACCTTCTGCATGAGATTGGTCGCCTAAAGCCTTTGTATCATACCCTTCTGCATGAGAATATTCGTTCGCCGCCATATTTGTATAGCTATTAAAAACTTCTGATGTATTACTTCCGGTATAGGTTGTTCCTCTATAAGTATATGCTTTGTTTTCTGTATTTTGTCCAATAGAAGAGAATCCTGCGGGAACATTTGCATTTACAGTATATCCATTAACTGTTGCTGCGTTACCACCGTCAGCAGTATTACACCATGTCGTCCAACCTGTGCCACTATAATGCCTAAAATACATAGCAGTAGGTATACCATCGACCGCCGTGGTGGGGATAAATATTTGTGTGAATGAGCCGGTGCCGCCAGCGTATACCAATAATGTACCCCATTGGTCGGATGGACTATGTACGCAATTGAGTGCTAACGCCGAGCATGGATATTTAATATCATCAAGGTCAATGCCATTTAAATATCCACGTGCATAAATAAAGTCATCTGCATGTTTTCCATCAAGGGTGTCAGCATTACAGCGTGACCAGTCCGTCCACACCCCGTCTGTTTCAGACGTTGCCTTGTATATTCTGACGAACCTTTCAGAGGGGTTCGCCCAGTCCGTCCAGACTTGCCGAACTAATCCGAATGGCACCGGAGCAAATCCCTCGCCGTCAAAAGAGGAAACATCAAGAAATCCGTAGGCTGTTGGTGTATCAGTGAAGTTAAACGCAAATATGTGAGCTTCTTCTTTGACACTTGAAATAACGTCACTTCCGGCACCGTTTGCAAAGTGATAATTGAATTTCGTGTTTGAACCTAAGAAACTGCTAGCCGGAAGATTACCGACTGTATCTGCGTTTCCTCCGTTCGCAGGAAGACTTGTCGGAATATCGGTAAGCTCCGCCTTGCCGTCCCACGCCGCCTTTTCTTCAGCAGTGACATGTATATCACTGTTATTTGCATGCACCGCAAGTTTAGCTTTAAACTGTGACCATAAAGTACTTACGCCCTTATTGTCAAGAAATATTCTCAAGAATATTCTCCTTTCTATTTGACATTATTTCTGAGAGATGCTTCAATGCTTTATTACGTAATAAGAGCACTTGGCACTCGCTATAGCACCTCTCAGAAATATTACTTATGCACTTGTTATTGCGAGTATCTCAGCCTCAGTCATAGGCGTGAGGTCATTGGAAGTAATCTCAGTCATTACGGAGCCACTCCAGCGATACGATAACCCAGTGCTTTCTGCGAGGTTGATGTAGATGACACCGCGAAGTGGGTCTTCAGGTGAACCCCCATGTAGAACCACTTGCTGTGTAGATTTTCAAGTCAGTGGTATTGAAGTACTTGTCACCATCTGAGGCACTTGCCGGTGCCGTATCTGTCATATCAAGCAACTCTACAACATCGTCTACATACGATGGTAGCTGCTCAGAAGGCACCTTACCCGTTGCATCTAGGCTGGCAACGCCGTTTATTGCACCGCGCAGCGTTACATCCAGCTTAGTAGTATCAGATGGGTGAATATGGTCTTCGCGTGCAAAAGCCTCAGAACTGCCGACGGCTGCAACATCATCCATGAGGGGTGCATTTGTACCGGGTGCTGCATTCTTCAAGCTGTCTAGCTTGTCTTTGTAAGCGGTAGTGAAGTCCTCAGTTGACAGCTGCTTTCCAGCAACCTTAGCTACAAACTTCGCTTTAATCTGCGCCCAGAGTGTAGTCAATCCTGACTCATTTAAGAAAGTATTCATACACAAATCTCCTTAATCCTTGCATCAGTAATCTCACTGATGCCAATGTCTGCAAGGGTAAGTGGACCCTTTATTACTGTACCTTCGATTGTAGGCAGGTTTGACAGGGCTTCATAGTCTGTCGTACCACCCGCACCGCCACCGCGTGCTTTCAGCTTACCGGTAGATGCATCGAAATAGATAGTAGTTCCATCAGGATTTACTATATCCGTATTAAGCTCTTTGATGTAGCGCTCACGGCCAATGCAAAGAACTACGCGCTCGGTGCCATCTGGGTTCAGCTTAGTCACAGCGTATACTGCTGCAAGTTCCGTGCTACCTTTACTCATTGGTATCCTCCTTGCTAGAGGTATCTGAAGTATTCTTGTTTCTTGCTGCATCTACGACACTTTCACCAAGAACGTAGATAACCAGAGTGCCCACAGCAGAAAGCAGACTTGTTACCTGCTGCTGTGTCATCTCAGGAACGTTAAAGAATGCTAGCAGTGCAATAACTACAGCAGCGATTGCAGCCCAAAACTTTCTACTGGAGAGCTTAGCCTTCCAATCAATCTTCATAAGGTTCTCCTTTCTTACGCCAAGCATCAATGTGCGCTTCCTTTGTAGCATCGTAGAACTCCTGCTGTCTAAACCATGCACGCCATTCTTTGTTACCGCGTCCGCGATTGCACTTTCTACAAGCCGGGACTATATTGTATTTCACAGTGTGTCCACCCTGCGAAATAGGCACTAGATGGTCTCTGTCAAGCTTATCAGCAGCGGCGCGGCCTTCCTTCGCTCCACAATACGCGCAAGAAGCTCTAAAGAATAACATGCACTCTTTCCAGTCAGCAAGGCTGAATTCAGGTATTTCGCCTGTCCTGCATTTCTCTTTAGATACGAACTTATTGTGTCTACGCTTGTTACGAACTACGCTACGCTTAATGTTCACACACTCTTTGCACTGCGCTGAAGGTAAACCCGTCATGCTCTGAGCGTAAAACTCACTTACGGGCTTCTCTACACCACAGCACTTGCACACCTGCTTAGGCATATCATAATGTAATACCAGTCTCTTCTCTTCACCCATAAATTTAAGTCTCCTCTTCAGTACCCTTAAGAACGACGCGCTCCGTCGTCACTGTCTGCTTTTCTACGCCAAGAATGTTCTTACCAAGGGCGCCTGCTGCGGCCATTATCGAAAGTATTTCGTTTACGTTGGCAGCATCTGTACGCCGGCTCTCAGCTGCAGCATCTGAGGTAATTGCAGCCTGTCCTTCAACTTTCTCAGGCACAGCTTCTACAATGCGCCGCTCCTGCTCATTTGCTAGCTTCATCAATGTAGCTAACTCATTGGGCTTCAGCGTTGCAGGGTCTAGGTAATCCAGCGCCTCAGTAACCTTTGCACGCAGCATTCTTGCCTGTTCTAGCTGTTGCCTGTTCATTTCTTGTATAGCTTCTATGCGCTCCTGAGCCATACCAGCATCTGTGTAGTTACTCCAAGCTACAATGCGCATTCTGAAGCGCCACTTGTTTGCTGTCTTAGTAACAGTTGCTGTACTACAGTTGCACTCTTTTGCTAATTCAGTCCATGTAGGCATTCTACCAGGATAGTGCGCGCGGTATGTTGTCCATATCTGCCATTCGAGGTTACTTTCTTCAGGCTGTCTTTCATATATTGCTAGGCCTAAATCTGTAGCCAAATCTACCCAGTCTTTTGAAGCCGAAAGCGAATTTTTGAACTGTTGGGGAGTCTGCGTCGCGGCAGCCTTTGCCTTAGCTGCTACGAGTTCTGCTTGCGTCGCCTGTAGAGGGTCAGGTTCTACAAGGACTTCTACTGTCTCAGTCGTCTCTTCACTCATACTTTTCCCTCCTTATATTATATTATACGCGCGGGTGTACTTATTTTATACAGTAACCTGCAACTTTTGAAAAATTTCGTGTTGTAGAAGTTTGTAGCTGGAGTGGGCGTCGCGGGGCTTAATGGGTACTAAAATGTGCTCAAACTAAACCATAATTTTTGACTTTGTGGTATTTGAGCAACTTGGTACTTATATTAACTGTCTTGCTCCCAGGATGTAATTAGGGAAGAAAGTAAGGTACATGAAAAGTAATGGAGGTGATAGCATGCAGAGGAGTAGAGGGCCACCTGAGTAAAACACTTACAAAACTCAGGAACAAATAATCATTATGGACCTACAAAAGTAGGAAGGCTAAAAGCCAGAAAGGAAAAGAACTATGAGCACCATCAACACTAACGAGCACAACAACACCATGAACACCAACAATAAGGAGGAAGTAACTATGATGACCGTTGAAGAAGCTAAGAGAATAATTAAGGAAAGCCTTGGCAAGCGCATGACACTTGCAGAGGCAACTAAGATTGATGAGCTGCGTAAGTACGTCGCTGAGAATGAAAAGCAGAATGTAGCCAGCATCAATGCAAACAGCACAGTGGCTACGCCTGTAACTAAGGCACCTACAAAGGCATCTAAGCCTGCTGCAGCTAGCAAGGACACTAAGACATATCGCACAAATATGGATGCTGGCGTGACGAAGATGACTAACGAAGAGCTCAGCCTTAAGGCCCTCTACGAGAAGTTCCCTGTTGTGCTTGCGCAGGGCACAATAATTAACCTCCTCCAGGAGGCTATTGATAATGGTGCCCTTATGGAGCTTATTAAGGCATCTGCAGATGCACACCACAGCGGCGATGTGCTCGCACAGGTTAAGGTACTGAGAACAAATCTCAGCTCTAAGAAAACAAACCTTAAGAAGGGCATTGGCACTCATGGAAGCGTGGAGATTGAAGAAATCAGGATTGAAACGCTGGATAAGTTCCTCAACGGTCTCTACGAAGAGCTTGGCGGAAAGAAAGCTGCTGATAAGTTTGGTAGAGTATCTGCCGATAACAAGGCTAAGTACGACCTCGATGATGAAGACATCAATGCACTTGCAGAGTGCAATGACATTGCTGTGCTGACGGCATACTACAACAGCATAGCATCCTTCAAGACCAAGAATGCCCAGAAGACCAAGCACAAGGATGGTAACTTCTGCGGTTACTGGTCTGGTGCAGCACTTGCACGCATCGATTATATGGTTGCAGTAATCAACCGTCGTCGCGAGATTCTCCGCAAGGGTAGTTCACTGATTGTACCGGTATATGCACCTAAGCCTAAGGACTGGTACGATGCTGATGAACAGGCAGCCGCACAGCCTACCCAGGCAGAAGCACAGCTTGACGCTCTTCGCACAAAGTTCACTGAGGAGTTCAAGGCAAAGAAGGGCGGCAAGGCACTCACTAAGAAGGACCTTGAGACTATTGAGCTTGCAGTAGAAACCTACAGCAAGTTCATGTCCTAATAGGAGGTGACCAGGATGTATAGGAGTAGAGGACCGCCGTAGTGAATAAGAAAATGTGCACTGTGCTTTTATTTTATGTTATAATAAATATAAAGGTATAGGGCTCTTAATTACAGGCTAGTGCCGGTTTACCTTAAACATGCGAGAAGTTTTCAGCAGGGCCTTTTCGTATACAAACTACAGACCTGCAATAAATTTTGATTGGCTAAAATGCCAGAAAGGAAAAATAACTATGAATACTAACGCTAAGAACACCCAGAACACAATGAACACTCAGAACAACATCAAGGAGGAAAATGCAATAAAGGTTATCACAGAGGCTAATGAGATTATGAAGGTATTTGCAGAGATGTGCGAGGCAAACTGCAGATATGCTGAAGACAATGAAAGAGACGAACCGTATGGCACCTTTACCTTCGGCTTCAATGACCGTGAGGTGCACGTATGCGCTGAGACTACCTTGATGGTTGGTCTTGGTGATGCTCTTGAAATATTAACGCATGTAAGTGAGCAGCGTTTAATAGGTACGTCTATAAAGCTCGATGAACTTGATAGAAACGGTAGAGACACAGTTGATGTTTATAATTTCGTTGCATGGCTGTATACAAGACTCTACCATGGCGATACTCCTGTTACAAAGCTCACTTTCACTGGTGGTCAGTACACACTGCAGATTGAAGAAGAACCTGAAAGAATGAAGCTGGCACTGATGCAGCTGTGCCTCAGAGTAGCTGATGAGAACTGTTGCAAAAATGTAATGTCGTTTACCGCTAGGTACTCTGACATCTATCACAGTGTACAGATTGATGATAGATACTCTGTGCTGTATGCCTACTTTGATATTGACACGTTCCAGTCTTTCGAAAATATGTTCATTCCGTGTGGCATATTTAGCATTGCAGAGGAAAATATGGAAGAATGTCAGTACAATCTCTTTAGCGCGATTGAAACAATGTTTGATTGGAGCAGCCAGTTTGAAATATGCAAAAAGCCCTCAATGGCAGGAGACAGATATGCCTTTAATGGTGTAGACTACAAGCCTATTTTCAATGGTGGCGTTGAGAATATGCTTATAGCATACGAGAATAGTAAGCCTGTACGCTGCATGTTCTTTACAACAGCTTCTAATGATGCCTTTGAAAGGGACAAGGCTGTAAGAATAGAGATTGCAAACGATTATGTAAGACAGCTTAAGAGCATTATACCTGAAGTGCTCATAGAAGAGATGCCTAGACTTCCTGAAATGCTTCTTATGTTTGAGTGTCTGCATAAAAAGGCAAGCTACAAGGCACCTGAGAAATGGGAACTGTATGCAGCAAATAAAGCGCTGCATAATATGCTTGAGGCAATATACAACATCTGGCGTACAGCAGTGCCTAAGGCTACAGATGAAGATGGCTTAGAGGAATTCAATGATAGACACGTGTGGATTACCGACACAAATGGTGCTTCTGCATGCCTCTCCACGTCACCTACGCTGTGCGAGGACTTAATAAATCTTGCAATGCATTTATATGACGAACTCTAATACAAAGGGGCGATAAGTATGTATAGGAGTAGAGGACCACCTGCTAGTGCCGCTTTTGCAAGTATATGCAAGAAATTTGCATTAGTGCGTTTTTAATGCACGCACGTAAACTTAAAATAATATTTGAATGGCATATATGCCAGAAAGGAAATGCTTTATGTCGAACAATACTAATACCAACAAGAACAACACCCAGAACATCAAGGAGGAGAACACAATGAACACCTATGCACTGACAGAAATTAAAGATATACTGAATACTACTACACGCTTTATAGGCAATATATTTGACCTCAATGAAGCAGGCATGCAGAAGCACATACAGACAGCCGAAGAGGTAGGATATAGCTACAGCATGACTATAGTTGCCCTTGATGGCCGCAAGACTACCGCGCATATGTATGTAGGTGGACCGCAGATGGAGGCACTGATTGACCTTATTGTATGCTCTTTTCACTTAAACAACGAAGCGTATATGAAGTCAACGGAGACGGCAGAGCCTGGCTTACTCAGCTATCTTACTGAAACACCCGTTGATACGATTGAAGCAGCATCGCTTAATAAGCTCTTTAGAACAGCATTATCAAGTAACATTTTACGCATTGAAATAGCTACAGGTGATGTATGCCTTGTATTTCCTGATAACGACCTTACATTCTACAATGCTGCAATACTCCAGTTTGTAACTGACATTGCTGACGAGAACGGATATGACTTAGACTTCGTTCATAAGACTGTTGAAGGATAATAAGTCTAAGAAGGCATAGCAGCATAAATCTACTGTAGTGTTTATCCATGAAAGGAGGTGATAGGCATGCATAAAGATATGAGAGGCCCCGCGGCTCGGAGCCGAGCAGGCTTTGACCGGCTCCGTGACGTGACGCGGCCGCGCTGCAAAAAGGCTCG